CCGCCGATCTACCGCTGGCGGTTGATGCGGCGCGAGCGGCGGGCGACCTTGTTGGCCGCGATCCGGCGCTTGCACTCCTTCTCCGGGACGGTGCCGGCGTAGACGTGCTTGCCGCCCTGCAGGCCGGCGAGGATCTGGCGGGCGAAGGGGGTCTCGAACATGGTGTCTCCTCTGGTCGGGGGGTCGTGCTGACGGTTCATACTATGACACACATCGTGTACGGGTTACAACCCCTACTGCTGGAACATTGGCTGCACCGGCGTGAAGGTCTCCGCGATGATCCGCAGGCGCAGGCCGCGCAGCGTCGCCGTGCGGTGCTTCTCGAAGCCGCGCTGGTGCAGCTCCTGGATCAGCGTGCTCGACTCCATGGGCCGGGTGCCCTGCGACTCGGCCCAGGCGCGGTAGGTGGCGTAGATCTGCGCCGACGGCGTGAAGCCGTCCCGGTCCTGCAGCAGGCGAGCCGAGATGAACTCGCCCAGCCGGTCCTCGCGCTCGACGTAGCCGGCCAGGTCCATCACGGCCGACATCGGCGGCGCGAGCTCGTGCTTCTGCCACTCAAGCGTGCCGCGCACGGCCCAGGCGAGCACGCCGGGGAGCTCGCGCGAGATGATCCGCTTCGAGAGGTGCTTGTCGCGCTGCCCCTCGGGGATCGTGACGCCCCAGTGCACCAGCCGGATCCGGCGCATCGTGGCCTCGTCGTGGTTGATGTGCGGGAGGTGGTTGGTGACCAGGTGCACCTTGCCCATGATCTTGAAGTCGCGGAACTCCTCGCCCATCCCGCGCGCGGTCACGGTGTCGCCGCCGGAGAGCCGCTTCACGAGCGCCTCGTCGAGTCGGGCGCCCTGCGGCGTCTCGCTGAGCAGGAGCTGCCGCTTGCCCTCCATCCGGGCGATGTCGGCGGGGTGCTGCTCGAACTTTTTGGTCATCAGCGTGGACGGCGGGATGCCCTGGCTGTAGCCGCCCAGCATCGCCTCGACGACCTCGAGGAACACGCTCTTGCCGTTCTTCGTGACGCCGTAGTGCATGAAGAACACCTGCTCCGACGTCAGGCCGGTCAGCGTGTAGCCGACGATCCGCTGCAGGTACTGGCGCATCGCCAGATCGGGCATGACGCGCTCGAGGTAGGTCTCCCACATCGGCGCCGTCGCGGCGGGGTCGTAGGCGATCGGCGTCTGCTGCTGGAACAGGTACGCGGGGTCGTGCGCGAGCAGCTCCCCCGTCTCGAGGTTGATGACCCCGTTCGCGACGCACAGCAGCATCGGATGCTGGTCGAAGTCGCGCGCCGAGGCGGTCACCACGCCCCGCATCCGCAGCGTGCGCACGGCCGAGGTGACGCGCACGGCGAAGCGCTGCGTGGTGAGCCACTTCGCGAACTTCTGGGCCTGCGACGTCGTCGGCTCGCCGTCCTTCCCGGCGCTGGCCTGGGCGCTGTAGTTGTGGCCCTCGAGGGCCCCGGTGCGCTCCAGGGTGTCGATCATCAGGCGGTCGGCGGCGTCCTTCTCCAGGCGCCACACGCCGTTGTCGTACCGGGCCCAGCGGTCGCGCTCGGGCACCCAGCGCAGGCGGTCGCCGTGCAGCGCGAGCAGGCGCTCGGAGTTGCCCAGGTCGTCCCACGTCCGCGCGGGCCACTGCTGCTGCGGTGCTGCGCCCCCCTCAGCGGGGGCCGGGGCTTCCCCCGGCTGGATCAGGAAGCCCCCCGTGCGCTGGCCGAGATTGGCCGGCATTGCGCGCGCCGTCGCGCGGGCGTACTGCGACTGCCACTTCGCCTCGACGTCCTGCATCGTCCAGGTGGCGTCGGTCGGGGCCGCCGTCGAGAACGCGCGCCACCCCTCCTCCAGCGAGATGGGGCTCCAGTTCGCCTTCACGAGCTCGGCGATCTTGTACGCGGCGTCGGCCTGGATCTTCTCCCAGCCCCGACCCCGGTCGTCGAACTTCCCGACCTCCCAGGTGCCTGAGTCGAGCATCTCCTGGCGGTTGCCGTCGACCGCGCGCTTCGTGTACTCGGCCGCCGCCCGCTGCATGTCGGGGGAGAGGCTGGAGTACGACGGCGAGGTGTCCTCCTCGGCGCGGACGACCTGGTGCGTGGCCGTGGCGAGGATCGCCTCCATCCACGACGGCGTGCACTCGGCCACCGGCAGGTCGCGCAGCACGTCGTAGGGCCCCGTGGCGTTCGCCTGCTTCGAGAAGGCGACGGACCCCGGGCCGATGACGTGCCCGCCGTCGCCCCGGAGGTCGATGTGGGCGCCGAGGCGGCTCTTGTTGCTGGGGACGTGCACGCCGGGCGGCTGGCGGTAGTAGAGGTGGGTGGAGCCCGACGCGGTGCGCACGGTGTAGGTGTCCGGCGGCACGCCGAGCCTCGTGACGAGCTCGTTCATGGCCGTAGCGCCGTCGGCGCCGTCGATGTCGATGACGAAGATGCCGGCGCGCTCCCCGGTGAGCACCGAGATGTTCGGCGGGTTCTCCACGTCCCACGTCGCGTAGACGTCCGGCGTCGAGAGCCGCTCGGCGTTCTGCCAGCCAGTCGCCAGCGGGTGCTTCCCGCCGGAGGGGTGCGTCGCGCGGTGCGCCGCCTGGATGATGAAGCCGCGCTGGTGCTGCGCGAGGGCAGCTTCGAGGGCGGTCACTCGGCGACCATCTTGCGGAAGTGGACCGTGTCGACCTCGAGCTCCTCGGCGAGCATGTCGAGGTCGTCGAGGGCGATGATCTGCGGGCAGGACTCGACGATCACGCCCGGCACGACGATGTTGCCGCCCTTGACGTCGGCGAAGTCGCGCATCGTGAGGTAGACGACCACGGGCAGGCGGATGTGCTGGACGCTGAGGCCCTCCTCCCAGCGCTTGTGCGTCTCGACCTCGGCCGCCCAGCCGGGGGGCGCTGCGGAGGTGGCGATGGGGACGAACATGGGTGCTCCTGTCGGTCGGGGTGCTCTTCTGGCGCCTGGGTTGACGACGCTACCACGGCTTCGGGCCGGCCAGCCAGTGGTCGAGGTGCCGGGTGTCAAGGGTGTCATCGGGGTGTCATCGACTTTTCGTTGCAATCTAGCCCTTAGTGACTCCAGTGACACCTATGACACTAGATCTCATAGGTATAGAAGGAGTAGTTACTGTATATGTGAGTATCTATCACAGTTATATATGTGAGTACCTATCACTCTATGTAGCTCCCCCTTTTCTATAGGGAAGGGCTGGACCCACCCCCCTGTCACGTCATCCCGACATTCCGTTGCTATAGCAACGAATAGTCCGATGACACCCCTGACAGCGCCCTGTCACTCAGCCATGCTTTTGCTGACAGCGAGGGCGGATCTGTCAGCAAAGAGGTGACTACCTCTCACAAACAGTGTGACAACCTATCGCGTATGTATACCCGGGAGCGATTTAACGCCCTATGCGCCCCGGTCCCTCGCGACGCCCGGGGGGGAGGGGGTCGACGTGAGAGCCGGTCACGAGCCAGCTTTGGCGACACGAACGCGTCGATGTGTCAGATAGCGATGGTGCCGGCGCAAAAGCTGCGGGGTGAGCGATGCGAGTTTGCGTTGCAATAGCAACGATCGCGGCACCAATGTGTGAGAGTTGGTCACATGCAGCGCTGATGTGTGTGAGAGTTAGTCACGTCAGCAGGGAACGCCACCAGGGCAGACCGGGACGCAAGAGCGTAGGAGACGAGCACATGGGCGAGTTGTACACGTACGAGCAGGTCATGCAGGCAGTCGCAATGAGCAGCGTGCAGGGTGTGGCAGAGGTCAGCACGCTGGCAGGCGCATGGCAGTACGGCGTGACCGTGGGCGACCGCACCGTGTGGCTGTCCGCAGAGACTGGCGTAGCGGCGCTGGTGAGTACCGCTGACTGGGCGACCGTGCAGGCAGGATCGGACATGATGACGGGCGAGAACAGCCACGCCCGCCAGGACGTCGGAGCAGCCATGGTCGACGAAGTCTCCGAGCGCGCCCACTGGATCGCCGACGGCGGCCGCGAGTTTCACACGACCGAAGAGATCGCCGACGTCCTGGACGAGATCCTCTCCGCTACGCCTGCCATCTGCGCGGACTGCTACGACGGTCACGCCGACGGTACGTGCGAAGAGCGCGACTGCGCCGTCATGGGTAAGGCGTGGAAGCACGCTCCGACCGACGTCCGGGTGTGCACGTACTGCGCCACCGTCGGGACCGAGTACATCCAGCACGCTGCACGCTGACCCCCTCCCCCGTCACCCCGCCTCACCCCACGAAAGAGAGACACACCATGTTCACCGTCACCCTTAACTCCGCCGGATGCCTCCCCGACACGACCGACGACGTCCTGACGTTCTCCACGGCGCGCGAGGCGTGGGAGTACGTCGCATCCGAGATCAACGACATCGCCGACGACGGCGCGTACCTCGAGGCGCACACGGCGCTGCACGTCACGAACCGTGACGCCGCCGGTTCGGTCCCCATGGGCGGCACGTACGCCTTCCACGTTGAAGAGGTCCCCTGCCTCTGCTCGACCGACTACCGGGCGCGCGGCTGGATCGCCGCTGACTGCCTCGCCCACGCGGACGACGACGCCTAGGCACTACCGCCCGGGACCGCGTAGGCGGCGCGAGGCTCACGACCTCACCCGGGCACGACGGCGGACCATCCGGTCTGTCTCTCACCGAAAAGCTCTCACGAATCGGAGACACATCATGTCGACCACCTCGCACACCCGCCGCCCGTCCGCCGCCGCCCGCAAGGCTCTCGGAAAGGCGCGACGTGAGCGCATCGCCACGCGCCAGGCCAAGGGCGCGCCGGCCGCTATCCGCACGACGACGACGGCGCGCTAGTGCCTCTCTGGGCCGCCCCGCTGCTCTGGGCCGCGATTGGCCTCCCGCTCTGCTACCTCACCGTGGCTCTCCCCGCTCTCGTCACCCGGTGGCGCTCTCGCCGATAGTGTGAGAGACTGTCACTCACAAAGCAACTCCCCCCTCCCCGCTCCACCCTCACGAAAGGCCACCACCATGGCTCGCAAGCTCTCCACCCTCACCGGCACCATCTCCACTTCCGCCGTCCACGTCGGCACCAGCACCATGGGGAACCCGACCTACCGCGTGCAGGTCGACGGCGTCGACTACCGGACCGAGGCGAACGGCTCGATCGGCTACGCCGCGAGCAACTTCCGCCGGGGTGACCTGGTGACTCTCTCTCTCACCCGCGCCGGCCGCGTCGTCAACATCGTTCGCGACGACGACGCCATGGGCCGCGCGGCTCTCCGGAAGTCTCTCGGACGCCGCACCGTGTTCGCGACGCGCGACTGCGCCCGTGCGATCGCCGATCGCCGCGACTTCCGCGCCGGAAACATCTCCGGCCGCGCGACCGCCGGAGCAGAGCTCCCCTGGCACCACTGGATGTCTCCGGAGGTCGTCGCGCAGTACCGCGACGACGCGCCCACCTACGTCGTGTTCTCGCGTCAGACGCCGATCGGCTGGATCGCCGCCGACGGTCGCGCCGTCGTCCCGGATGTCACCTACTCCCCCTCCACCACCAGCCACCAGCGCGAGGCGCGGCGCGGCCTCATTCTCGCCACGGTCCCGGGCGCAGTGACGGTGACGACGTGGAACGGCGTGGAGCTGGGGGCGCGCGACCACCGATTCATCGACGGTGAGGTGGTCGCGCCCGACGACCTGGTGAACCTCACCGCGCGCCGCTACCGCTCTCGGAAGGATTCGGAGCGCACGACGCTCGCGACGGTCCCGCTCCGGAACGCCCACGACACGCGCATGACGTTCGACGGATGGAAGGTCCCGAAGGCGGAGCGCCAGTGGTCCGACGTCCGCGTCGAGCGCATCGTCTCCTAGGCACTACCGCCCGGGACCGCGTAGGCGGCGCGAGGCTCACGACCTCACCCGGGCACGACGGCGGCGCAACCCGCGCCGCCTCACTCCGACCGAAGGATCACACCATGGCTCGCAAGCTCTCCACCGCCGCCCGTCGTCGCCAGGCCTACGCCGCTACTCACGCCGCCGGACGCTCCACCATGCCGTGGCGCGGCGGCCGCATGGCTCCGCTCGACCCGGAGCGCATCGCTCGCGACGCCGCCTCGCGCCGCATCGCCACCGTTGACGCCGCCGCCCGCGCCGCCACCGCCCGCTACTCCGAGAGCCGTGGCGCCGGCCAGACCGTGGCGCGCGCCTACGCCGCCGCAGTCGACGCGCACGACGCCGCGAGCGTGCTCTACCTCAACGGGCACACGGGCGGCTACATCATCGACGCCGACGCGCTCGACCGCGTGACGTCGAAGCCGCTGACGAACGTCACGAACGCCGACGGCTCCCCGGTCACGCGCGGGATCACGCTCCCCGACGACGTCACGGCCGTGGTGACCCTCTCCTACGACGACGGCCGCACCCCCGGCGAGGATGGCGAAGACTGCTACTCCGCCGACGACGTGGCCGCGTGGCGCGAGAACGAGTGGACGTTTCAGACCGTGACCGTGACGCTCACCGACGACGACGGCCGCGAGCTCTCCTACGCGACGTGCGGCTGCGTGGAGGTCGGGGACTACTGGCCTGGCACCGAAGAGTCTCAGGTCTGGCACGTCGTGCCCGACCTCGTCTCGGAGGCGTGGGACGAGGTTCGCGAGCAGCGCGAGGCCGACGCCGCCGCCGAAGAGCTGGCCATCTCCGACGCCGCCGCCTCGCGCGACGCCCTCAACGCTCTGCGCGACGCCCTCGAGGCCTCCGAGAAGCTCACCCCCGACGACGCCGGCTATCACCTCTCCGAGGCCGTCTCCACCTACCTCGCCACGCTGGAGGCCTGACACCATGCGCAACGCCACGCTAGACGCCATCCGGAACGCTCTCATTCTCAACGCCGCTTCGATCCTGGCGGACATGTTCGACGACGACGACACTCCCGACCTCGAGAGCGAATACGCGAACGGCGCCCTCACCATGGCCATTCACCTCGCCGGCTACGACGACGACGGCTCGGAAGAGCGGGCCGCGATCATCGCCCGCTTCCACCAGCTCCGCGCCCTCTAGACCCCATCCGTAGTATGTGAGAGGCTATCTCTCACACCTCCCCGACCGGAAGGAACACCCCGCATGTCTGCCATCCTCTCCACCCTCCGCGCCCACGGCATCATCGCCAGCATCGCCGGTGAGCACCACGGCTCCGCCGTCACGCGCTACGACCTGGCCATCCCCTCCGGCACGCGGGTGGACGCCGTCGTCAAGCTCTCCGCCGAGCTGGCCATGGCGACGGCCTCTCAGGCCGTGCGCATCGCTCCGGTGCCGGGCACCTCGTTCGTCGGCGTGGAGGTCCCCGTGGCTCGCATCGACCGCCCGACGGTCACGCCGGTGGTGGCAGACGATCCCCTGCCCTCCCTCTCCTTCCACGTCGGCTCCGGGACTGACGGCCAGGCCATCTACGCCGACCTGGCCAAGCTCCCCCACCTCTTGATCGCGGGCCAGACCGGCTCCGGCAAGTCGATCGCCCTCACCTCGATCGTCTCTCAGCTGATGGTGCGCAACTCCCCCGCGACATGCCAGTTCCTGATGGCCGACCCCAAGCGCGTGGAGCTCGCTCTCTTCGCCGGAGCGCCGCACCTGGCCGGCCCCGTGGCGACCGAGGTCGCGGACATGCTCAAGATGCTGGACTACGCCGTCACCGAGATGGAACGCCGCTACGACGTCCTGCAGCACATGGGCGTGCGCAAGATCGGGGACCTCCCCGCCCTGCCGTTCCCCTACCTGGTCGTGGTGCTCGACGAGATCGCCGACCTGATGCTGCAGACCAAGGGTGCCGCCGAGGGCCCCATGGTCCGCATCGCCCAGCTCGGTCGCGCCGCCGGAGTCCACCTCCTGGCCGCCACCCAGTACCCCAAGGCCGACGTCGTCACGTCGCTGTTCTCGGCCAACGTCCCGAGCCGCCTCGTGTTCGCCGTCGCGGCTCACACGCAGAGCCAGGTCGCCCTCGGAGAGTCCGGCGCCGAGAAGCTGCTGGGCCAGGGCGATGGCCTCTTCCGCGAGGCGGGCAACCCGAACATCCAGCGCGTGCTCTCGTGCTACGTCTCCGACGACTACATGCGCGCCGCCGCCGCGAGCTGGAAGCCGAAGGAGGTCGACCCCGCCACCTACGGCACGCCCGACGAGGCCGAGCCGGACGCCGACCTCGAGCCGACGATCAACACGTTCCACGTCATGGGCAAGGCCGAGCCGATCGCCACGCGCGTCGTCGAGCACGCCCCCGAGGTCGAGCCGCTACCTCCCATGCCGGGCGAGCTCCCCCCGCTCACCGTCGCCGACGTCGTGCCGGTCTACGTGGGCCAGGCGCCCGACGGCACGCCCATGACGGCCGCCGATCGCCTCTGCTACATGTGCAACCACCACCGCGCCTACCCCGGCGCGAGCGTCTGCCTCACCGCCGACTGCCGTATCCCGACCTACGAGGACGCGCCGGTGAACCCGATGGCCGCCCAGGTCGCGCAGCAGATGCCCGCCCGCGCGCGCCGTCGCTGGTTCCGCAAGGTCGGTGCGCGATGACCGCGCTGGGGTTGTTCCTGCTGCTCGGCGGCATGGTGACATCCTTCACCGCGATCGCCCTCGCCGAGAGCCCGCGTCGCCGCCGGGTGAAGGCGGCGAAGTCAGCGATGGCGGTGACGGCACCCTCCGACACGCTGGTGCGGGCGGCCGACCTGCTGATGAAGCAGCGGAGCGAGATCGCCCACCTCCGCGACGAGCTCGAGAACGAGCGCGAGCGCCGCCACGACCTCGAGCGCCGGCTGATGGGCCCGACGTCGATCAGCGTCCAGGGCATCTACGCCGACAAGATCGCGGCCCCGAAGCTCGACGCCCTGCGCGCCAGCTTCCATGACGACGCCCCGCCGTCGGCCACCCCGGCCGACTCCCCCGCCTGGGGCTGGCACATCCCCACCCCCACCGATCGGAAGGACCAGCCGTGACCACCCTCACGCCCGACACCGTCGCCGACATCGAGCTCACCCTCGTGCCGTTCGAGACGAACGACGACCCCAACCACCGCGCGCACCTGGTGCGGCCGGCGGACAACGGCGTGACCCGCGCCGACGACCCCACGACGTCGCAGGACATCATCGACATGGCCCGGCTCGCGGGCACCGAGGTCGTGGCCGTCTGCGGTCACACCTGGATCCCGAAGGCCAACCCGAAGCAGTACCCCGTGTGCGACGCCTGCTTGGACATCGCCGTCGAGATCAGCGCGGGGAGGCGGCACTGATGGCCGACACCATCGCGCACGACGTCGAGTGCGGAACGTGCTTCGCCGAGCCCGGCGAGGACTGCCTCATCATCGACGGCTCCGGGGTCCGTCGCGACCCCGAAATCGTCCACCTCATCCGCAGCATGGCCGCCCGCGCGGCAGCACAGAAGGAGACCCCGTGAAGATCCCCAAGCTCGCCGGCCAGCGCGACATCGCGCTCGAGCTGGACATCCACCCGCACACCATCTGGCGCTACCTGCAGAAGCCGGGCGCCCCGAAGCCGGTGGCCACCCTCCGGATGGGCGCCGTCTACCTGCACGCCGACGCCGTCGCCTGGTGCAAGGCCCAGCGCAAGCTCACCGTCGCGCGGAAGCGGGAGCCGAAGTCGTGAAGCGCCCCGTGAAGTTCCTCGACGGCCCGTTCGTCGGCGAGACGAACCAGGTCGACCTCAGCAGGGGGGACGTCCTCAACGCCGCCTTCGTGCTCGAGGGCAAGCCGTGGGAGCTCGAGTGGGTGACCTACAACCTCCTGCGCTGGGGCTCCACCACCTACGGTCACATCCGCCCGCTCCGCCAGCTCGGCCAGTCGATGGCCATCGCAGACGAGGTCGCGACGAACCGGGCCGCCGTCGAGCGCATCACCGACGAGCTCGTGCGCCGCCTCCTGACCCACGACGTCATCCCCGAGACCATGCAGTACGACGTCGTGCTCGACCCCGTGTTCCTGAGCCGCAAGGTCCGCACCCGCGCGCTGGCCTGGGCATGACCGCCGACGGCTGGCTGGCCATCGTGATCCTCTTCGGCGTCCTCCCGGCCGCCGCCATCTTTTCCATCCGCTACCGCAGAAAGTAGGTCCCCGACATGACCACGAAGATCGACCAGGCCAACGGCCCCCACATCGACGCCCGCACCCTGACCGTCAAGGCAGCCGGGGAGCGGGTCCACCTCGTCATCGAGGGGACGGCCCGCCAGAAGGCGCTCGAACCGACCGGCATCATCGTCAACCTCGACGACCTCCGTCAGGCCGTGGCGGAGGAGCTGCCCGACGCGCGGCCGACGCGGAGCGAGAAGGCTGTGAAGCTGACGAATCTCGTTGGCTCTCTCGGCTGGAGCGTGGAGGCCGAGCCTGACAGCTACAGCGACAAGCCGGCGCTGGCGGTCGTGGTGCACGACGGCGCGCGGGCCGTCGCCCGCTTCGCCCTGGACGCCAACGAGCTGCGCGCCACCCTCGACAAGCTCTTCCCGGAGAAGGCGCCCACGGCCGGCCTCCCCGTCAGGGTCGAGTTCCTCAACGTCGAGCTGCCCTCCGGCCGCCCGAGCGACATCTGGCGTGTGATCGGCCGCGACGAGCACGGCCAGGACGTCACGAACCTGAACCAGCACGACATCGACCGCGCCCGCCAGAAGGCGCACCGCTGGGCGGCGATGGCCGACGCCATGGAGGCGCGCCTTGCCGAGCTGGAGGACTTCGACATCGCGCGGCGCCGCAACTCGATCGCCGAGCAGCTCTCGCGACACGGCGTGACCGACCTGGGGATCGCCGCCCTCGACGCCATCATCGCGGCCGGCGGCATCACGGTCCCCGAGTGATTCGCCGCGCTCTCGAGATCCGCGCCGAGTACCCGACGCTGCCCATGCCGGTGCTGCTGCGCCTCCTGGTGAGGCGCGCCATCCGCTGAGGTTGCGCGATCGCTCACACTTCCATAGTATGAATCCCACACCACCCCCCGACCGATCGGAGCCCCACCATGCCTGACTGGGCATACACCCTGTTCATCATCGTCCTCGTGATCGCCTACCTGACGGCCCTCGCCCTCCAGCGGCGCACCTTCAAGCGCCGCCTCACCGCGTCCGACGACCGCTCCCGCCACGCCGAGAACACCTTGCGCGAGCTCCGCTACACCGACGCCGAGCGAGCGCGCGAGCAGGACCGCCTCATCGAGAAGATGCGGATCTCCGGCCGCCGCGCTCGCGCCACCATCCGCAGCCTGAGCGAGCGCTACCAGGCCGCGAAGCGGCGAATCGAGCGACTCCAGGCCACCGTCGAGGAGCTCGGCCGCCAGCTCAGGACTGCCCGGAAGGCCAACGACCTCCTGACCGAGCAGCGCGACGCCGCTCGCAAGGCCGCCGGTGAGGAACGCTCCGCCCGGAGCCGCGAGAACGACGCTCTGCGCGGCCAGCTCAACTGGCTGCAGCGCCACGTCGGCGCGACCCGCGTCCGCACCGTGATCGAGACGCCCGGCCGCCACACGTCCAAGGGCTGGGTCGAGCGCACCAGCGAGGTCATCTACGAGGGCGACGACTTCGACCGCGCCGAGGCCTTCCGCGTCCGGTTCCTGACCGAGGCCACCAAGCTCCAGATCAAGCGCGGCGCCTACGCCGTCGTCGAGGTCACGGTCGAGCCCCTCTGGCAGGCTCGCAACCCCGGCGCCGACGAGCGGCGCGGCGGCCCTGAGGTGAAGCCGGCCTCCTACGTGAGCATCGGCACGCTGCCCGAGACGATGTGCCCCGTCGACCGGTTCAGCCAGGTCCGGTTCTCGGACCCCGTGGCCGTGAACATGATCGAGACGGACAGGGCGGCGGCTGCGATGGCCGACATCTGCGCGCTGCCCCGGACCATCTACGTCGGCACCGGCGTCTGATGCGCTACGAGAAGAGCGCGCTGCGCGCCGTCGTCGAGGAGCGCTTCGACGAGAAGCTCGCCATCGCCACGGCCGATTACGAGGCCGCGCGCGACTGGAACGGGGACGTCGAGGCGGCGAAGTACAGGGAGGCCGCCCTCGACTGGCTGAACGACCAGAGGCACGCCGTGATGGCCGGCGCCGAGATCGACACCTACACCTCGCCGGACAAGCCGCGCCAGCCGTACCGGACGGTGCGCAACTTCGAGGCCAAGGTCGAGGAGATCCTGGCCGCGAAGGCGAAGGCCCTCCAGCGGGTCGACGCGCTCATGCCCGACGCCGACGGCGGCGTGACCCTCACGCTGCCGCAGCTCGACCGCCTGACCCTCAACGGCGCATGACTCGGCAGCGGGTTGTTGACATCATCCCCGGCCGCCTGGCGTACCTCGCCGGCGTGGCCGGGCGCCAGCCGGGGTGGATCGTCGCCCCGGACATCCTGACGCGGCACTCGATCCTGTTCGCCATGGTCGGTACGCGTCAGATCGACCCTCGGTGGGGACTTTCCCACCTGGCCGACGATGACCACCGCCGGGTGCACCTGTTGGCGTTCGGCTACGAGGTCATCGTCGGGCTCAAGCGGATCGCGAGGCGGCGCGAGCGCTTCTACGTCCGCCCGCGCCACCTCGAGTCCCGCCTCCGAGGCGACGCATGAGCGACTGCGTCGACATCGAGGTGTGCGCAGGCCCTGGGGGCTGGGGTCAAGGCCTGCGCCGCCTCGGCGTGCACGCGATCGGCGTCGAGTTCGGCCGCGACGCCACCGCGACGGCGCGCGCGGCCGGCCACCTCCGGGTGCTCGCCGACATGACCCAGGTGGACCCGCTCGCGCTGGTCGACTCGCTCACCGTCGCGCGCATCCGGGACGGCGACCACCTCGACGCCCCGCTGGGCAAGGGTGGCGAGACCACGGGAGCGCACCCGGTGCTCCGGGTGGCCCACAGCAAGAGCCGACGGCTGCCCGTGCGCCTCTTCATCGGTTCCCCGCCCTGCAAGGGCTTCACGCTCGCCGGCAAGGGGCTGGGGCGCCTGGACTCCGAGCTCCTGATCCGGGCGATCGCCGACCTCGACCGCCCCGAGCGGTTCCCGATCGGCCTCGAGTACCTGCGCGGCAAGATGAACGACGCGCGCTCGATCCTCGTGCTCGAGCCGCTGCGGTACATCGTCACGCTGATGCCCGAGCGCATCGCGCTGGAGCAGGTCATCGCGGTGCTGCCGATCTGGGAGGCCTACGCCGATGTGCTGCGCCGCCTGGGCTACTCGGTGCGCACCGGCGTGCTGGACTCCGAGCGCTACGGCGTCCCGCAGGCTCGCCGTCGTGCGATCCTCGTGGCCCGTCGCGACGGCGTCGCCGCCGCCCTGCCGACCCCGACCCACTCGCGCTACCACCGGCACGCGCCGGCCCAGCTCGACGCCGGCGTGGAGAAGTGGACCAGCATGGCCACGGCGCTCGGCGCCGACTGGGTGCCCGAGCCCGCCAACGGCGAGCCGGAGATCCCGACCTGGCCGATGGAGCGCCCCTCGCCCACGATCGTGGGCACCTTCTCCCCCGACGTCGTGGCGATGCCCGCGTGGCGCCGGCCCGGCGACGGTCCCCGCCAGAAGGCGAAGGGCTCCGTGCGCATCACCCTCCCGCAGGCCTCGATCCTGCAGACCTTCCCCGCCGACTACCCGTGGCAGGGGTCCAAGTCCTCGCAGTGGCAGCAGGTCGGCGACGCCGTCCCGCCGCTACTCGCCCACCGCATCGTGAAGGAGCTCCTCTCGTGAAGATCGAACCCGCCGCCTCCCCGCCCCCCGTCTGCGACCACTGCCGCTGCGCAGTCACGCCCGCCGACGTCGTCATGCGGGTCCGTCCCGGCGTCGTCGCCCACCGCGAGTGCGTCCGCGCGGCGGCCAACCCGTGAAGGTCGTCACGCTGTTCCCCGGGGACGGCTCCTTCGAGCGCGCGCTGAGCAGTGTCCTGCCCGGCCCGACGCTCGGCGTGGGGCCGTCCCCGGGGCGCCCGGAGGCGTGGCCCTCCGCCCCCGAGGGCATGGAGTTCGACGTCCACGCCGGCCAGATGATGGCGAAGTCGGCCACGGGCGGGATCGACGGCCTGCTGGCCCTCCTGCGGCGCGAGGACGAGCTCGTCTACGGCGACCTGGCCACGGTCGGGGAGTACACGATGGACGAGTTCCACCGCTGCCGTGACCAGAGCCGCCGGCCCTACCACCACGCCGCCGCCATCTGGTGGCTCTGGACGATGAAGCCCAAGTGGTTCGTGTTCGCCTTCCAGAGTCCCCGCCTGGCCCACGCCATCGTGAGCCACCACGCCGCCCGCCAGCACTACCGCATGTCGACGTCGGGCGGCGACGACTACCACCTCGAGAACAACCGCATGGTGCTCTCGACCCCGTTCTACGTCTACGGCACGTCCGTCGGCCAGGACAAGCCTGTCCGCTCCCTGCGGGGGGTCCTCGAGATCGTGAAGGAGGTCAGCGCCCGTGGCTGATGAGAAGCTGCTCGACGACGTGAAGGAAGAGATCCTCGCGTCCCTGCAGAAGCTGGTGGAGGACGGCCAGCACGTCACCAACTTCGCCCTCGCGTACGAGATCCGCACCTTCGGCGACGACGGCATGGACGGGTGGACGCTCGCGCTCTACTCCCCGATGCTGCCGTACCAGGCGAAGGGCCTCCTGACGGAGGGCGTCAGCGACATCGAGGACATGCAGTACGCCCGCGACGAGGACGACGATGGCTGAGATCCGCCGCGCGCGGATCGTCCCGGAGCAGTTCCACGACCTCCTCCCGCTCGGCCCCGGCCGGGTGGCGAAGCTCGTGAAGGGGCTGGGGGTCGAGTACATCGTGACCGACTCCGGGGCCGAGGACGGCTCGGACATGATCGGAGTCATGGCCCAGCTCGAAGGGCGGAAGGTCGCGTGCTTCTGGCGCCGGCCGAAGCCGACGTCGGCGTGGGCGGCCGACACGGGGTGGATCAAGCCGACCGGCGAGACCATCCAGGTCGTAGGAGTCACCGAGGCAGTGAAGGAGATCAAGCGTGGGACGTAACAAGGAGATCGTCGCCCTCGTGCGCGAGGCGGAGCGGCTCGGATTCCGCACCCGGCACTCGCACGACGGCGTGATCGTGTACGGGAAGGGCGAGGACGACGGCGTCGCCTCGACCCACTGGGGCCTGTCCGACCGGCGCGGCGTCAAGAACTTCCGCGCCAAGCTCAAGCGGATCGGGGTGTTCGATGGCCGACGGCAGCGGTGAGATGGAGGTCGAGGTCGTCCGGCCGCTCGAGGTCGTGGGCAAGATCCCGCTGCCGCCGTGCCCGTTCTGCGGGGAGATGATCGATGTGGAGATCCGCGCCGGCATCGGCCGCGTGCGCGGCACCGGCACGATCGCGATCATGCACGACCACGACATGAGCGACGCCGCCGCGCACCTCTTCACGCACGACGTCGAGCGCGGGATCCACCAGTGACCGGCCCACTGTGGGAGGCCTTCCAGGTCGCGTACCGCCAGCTCCGGCTCGAGTTCGCGGCCTACCTGGACGCGATGTACGGGGCGGCCGAGACCGACCTCAACGGGGTGCTGCTGAACCGACTCGGCCGCACCAAGGGCATCGACGCCCGATCGCTCTTCTACGGCCCCTTCTCCCGCGTGGAGAAGTACGCCAGCGAGGAGCTCTACGCATGGTTCGAGCAGGGCAACGGGAGGAGAATGACATGGGAGCAGTTCGAGAAGCAGGCGACCGAGACACCGCTGCGGCTGGTGACGCCGTGAGGTACGCGCTGATCGCGGCCGACCGCGAGGTGGCTGAGGAGTGGTGCGCCGCGCACCCGGAGGCGAAGCTCGGCCGCGTCGACATGCTCTCCACCGGCGCAGCCCTCTACGGCCGGCGATTCGCGGAGGCGGACGGCCTCTCCTACGTGGTCGTGGGGGCGCTACCGCTGGCGGTCTGGCACGCGCTGACCCGCACGGCGTACAGGACGCCCCCTGAGCAGCGCGCGCGCATCCACTACTGGCACCCCGACGAGCCCGAGGACAACGAGCGCTGGATCCGCTGGGAAGGCTTCAACGCTATCCCGACGATGATGCGCGGCGACGTCGGCGAGGACAGCGACGACCCGTTCGCCACGATGCGGAAGATGCTCGGCAACCTCCCGATCCCGCCCGACCCGTTCGCGCCGCCGATCAACCTCACCGAGCCCGAGGACGACCTGACGCGCATCCGCCTGGCGCCGTCATCGCAGGCTCAGTTCGAGGCCCTGGCCGAGACGAAGGCGCGCGCGCACCGGATGCGCTGCGGCGTGCGCGTGGTCCGCAACGACATCGAGGGCGGCTGGGCGTGCTACCCCGATCAGCACATCCCGGCCGGCCAGCTCGTGACCGAGATCCGCGAGGCGATCTGATGACCGCGCTGGCATTCGCCGTCATCTTCGCCCTCCAGGGGGCGTCGGCCCAGATCACCGCCGGTGAGCCCACAGCGGCCTCCGCCATGCTCTACGCGCTCGCGGGCGGCTGCGCGTGGTTCGCCGGCAGCCGTGACCGTCGGAGGCCGCTGTGAGCACGGGCCTGCAGATCGTCGTGGGTGTGCTCGCCGGCTTTCTGGTCGTCTGGCTCTGGGACAACGCGTGACGTCGGGGAAGTGGAAGAGCAGCGACCGCCGCCAGCACCTCCCCGCGAACTGGCGGGCCCTGCGGCTGGAGGTGGCCGACCGCGCGCACTGGATCTGCGAGTGGGTCGAGGCGGGCCAGCGGTGCTCGGCGAAGGGCTCGGAGTGCGACCACATCGGCGATCGGGACGACCACCGCATCGAGATGCTGAGGTGGCTCTGCTCGGCCCACCACCAGGCCGACACCCAGCGGCGTGCTCAGGAGGCCCGGCGGAAGTACGCTGAGCCCTTGAGAGCGCCAGAGGCCCACCCTGGGCGTCGGCAGAGGAGGTAGGACATGGTCGACCTGAAGCTGCACCAGCCCGTCTACGGTGGGAAGCCCGGTGACACCGTCAGCGTTTCCGAGGAGAAGGTGCGCCTCGCCGAGCACCGGGGCTGGGGCAAGCGCGCCGTCCTGGGCGAGCACAGCACCCCCGTCCAGGTCTCGGAGGGCTACGGCGACACGCCCAACGGCGCATCCGCGTCCGGCCGCCTGACCGAGACGTGGGAGCGCGTGCCTGGCGAGACGGGCGACGCCATCGGCCAGCCCGTCGAGCCCGAGCAGGAGCTTGACCCCAACGCCACCTGAGCGTAGAGTCGATCTCGCGGACCTGTTCATGGTTCTGTCCCTCGGTCGGGGACACCGAAGGCCCCCCTCGCTAATCTCGAGGGGGGCCTTCTCCATGCTCAGACGGCGCGAGCGCGGCGCCGTCGCGTGCGGATGATCTTCTCGCGTTCCTCAGCCGTCTTGCCGCCGAAGATGCCGACCTGGGCGCCGCGCGACTTGAGAGCCATCTCGAGGCACGACTCCACGACGGGGCATCGCGCGCAGTAGCTGGTGGCCTTGTACGTCGCGATGGCCACCTTGTCCTTGCGCCCCTCCGGGAAGAAGATCTCCGGGTCCGGGGCATCGGCGCACGCCGGCTGCAGGTCGCTCACTCGGCGGCCTCGCGCTCGCGCCGAAGGTTCTCGAGGGCCTCGCTGAGCACCTCGCGCGCCGCGATCGAGGCCCCGCGCACGCCGCGATGGTTCCGCTCTTCCTCGAGCAGATGGGCGGTGTGGGGGTCGAGCATCACCTGGACGCGCTCGGTGTACGTGGCCATCGTGGCTCTCCTCTGTTGCTTCATAGTATGGATTGGTAGTATCGTACACGAGCACCCACTCCCCGACCGAAGGAGCACAGCATGACCACGCAGATCCACCCCGACGCCACCTACATCATCCTTTCGCCGCTGTTCGTCACGAACACGCTGGTCGACAACAGCGCCCTGGCGAAGCAGATCGCCGCCGGCCACGACCAGCTGGTGGCCCAGGTCGAGTCGTTCGGCGCCGCCGTCGCCGAGGTCGTCTACATCACCGGCCTGACCCAGGTCCAGTTCGTCGAGCTGCTGCAGCGCGACCCCAACGGCACGATGGCGCCGCCCGTCGCCCGCGACAGCACCGACGGTGCGCGCGCCGAGTGGATGGCCAGCCAGCCGCCGCGCCCCGTCGTCGCCCGCAGCGAGCGCGACACCGACGACGAGATGGGCGGCTGATGAGGCAGGGCCGCTGGGGGAACCTCGTCGTCGGAGCGATGGTCCTCAACCCTCAGACCAACGAGACGGTCGAGGTCATCGCGATCCACCCGAAGGACCCCTCGAACCTCCGACTCCAGCGCACCGACGGCACGATCTTCACGCTCCGCCGGCCGCTGACCTCTCCGACGGCGTACACGCTGCCGCCCTCCATGGAGGCGCCGCTGCTCGTCGCGGAGATGCTGGGCGGGGAGATCCTCGTCGAGCACGTCCGCAACACCCACGAGGTCCGGGCTCACCTGGCGGCCGTCCACAAGGTCATCGCCGCGCCCGACCTCACGTACGCCCAGATCCACAACCTGCACAACGACCTGCACGACCGCCGGGTGTGGGCATTCCCGCACCGCCACGCCATGAACCCGAGGAGGCTCTGATGAGCACGAACGAGAAGCACTACGCCGAGGACGACGACTACGAGATCCCGCTGGAGGTGGAGCTCGCCGAGAAGGCCGAGCTGAACCGCCTGGGCGAGGCCGACCTCAAGATCAAGCCCGATTTCACCGGCTTCCACGAGGGCGTCCGCGACCACCTCGAGGTCGGCCGGCTGAACTACCGTGGCGACGTCGTCGAGGGCCTGCTCGCCGACCCGATCAAGGGCCCGATCCCCGGCGGCGAGATGGTGACCGTGTACGAGGCCACCTACGACGCCGAGACCGACCTCACGACGGCGCGGTTCCGCTACACCACGACCGCCGACGTCGAGGCCGAGAACGCTCGGATGGTGCTGCGATGAGCCTCACGAGGAACACCTACACGACCAAGGACGACGACTACGGCCGCCAGACCCAGCACACCACCTACTCCGCCGACGAGGAGGTGAAGGTCACCATCGTCATCGAGAGCGAGTCGCTGGGGCGCGTCGAGGTCCAGGCGCTCACGTCGCACGCCGCCGTGAAGCACCGCGAGGTGCGCTACCCCCCGCGCGACGCCGACTACTTCCGGGGCCTCGCGCTCCCCCTGCGGGCCGACCACTACCTCGACCTCGACCTGGGTCAGCTCGCGCCCGGCATCACCGACCACGGGGCGGTCTACGTGATCGACTTCTCCGGCCTCAAGGGCTTCGAGGCCGAGGCGTGGCGACTGTGACCTTCGACTGGACGCGGTTCGCGACGACGACGGCGGGGGTCATCCTGGCGCTGTTCATCCTCGTGCTCGTGCTGCTCGTGGCCGGCATCGGCACCCTGATGCTGCTGTGGGCCTTCCAGGTGCTGTGGGGCGTGGTGTTCGGGTGAGCGCCGTCATCCCGCCCCCGGCGCCGATGTTCTCCGACCGCCTGGAGGACGACGACGACCTCTACATCCCCCAGGGGATCGCGAGGGACCGCTTCGACCGGCCGATGATCCTCCAGGCCGACGGGAGCCGCCAGCCGTACACGCGCGCCAGCACGATGGCCAAGGCGCTCGACGACGGCTTCGGGATCGGCGGCTGGCGGGCACGGTACGCCGCGCAAGGCGTCGCCCGCTGGCCGGACCTGCAGCAGTCGATCGCCTACCTCGACCTGGAGGACCGGGACGAGAAGGCGCGCGCGGACGACGTCATCGAGATGGCGATGGACCGTGCCGGCGCCAACCAGAAGCGCGAGCGCGGCACGGCGCTGCACGGCATCACCGAGCGCCTCGACCGTGGCCTGCCGATCTCGTTCGTCCCCCCGGAGCTGCGCCGCGCCGTCACGGCCTACCAGCTCGCGACGGAGGGCATCGAGTGGCTCGCGTTCGAGCAGTTCATCGTCCACGACGAGTACCGCGTGGCCGGCACGGCCGACCGCTTCGGGAAGCGCGCAGACTGGCGCTTGCCGCGCGTGCTCGACCTCAAGACGGGCGACATGTCCTACGGCGGGCTCTCGTTCCCCACCCAGCTCGCGCCGTACTCCAGCGGGTGCGCCTACGACGGCGAGACGGAGACGCGCACGGCGTTCCCGTTCGAGGTGGATCAGGAGGTCGGCGTCATCATCGACCTCGACGCCGACGCCGGGACGTGCCACCTCGTGGAGTACGACCTCCAGCTCGGCCACCGCGCCGTCAGGGCTGCGATGGACGTGCGCGAGCTCCGCAAGATCGGCAAGAGGAAGGTGAAGCCCGTGGCCGCCAGCACCATCTCCCAGATCTTCCACGCCGCCACGCTGGAGGATCTGACGAAGGTCTACGACAAGACGAAGCCGTGGACCGAGCGCGAGCGCAAGGCCGGCGACCGCCGCGCCTACGAGATCCAGAGTCAGGAGTCCCGATGACCGTCCCCACGGCCACCCACATCGCCGACCGGCCCGGGCCAGGCGACGCCTTCCGCACCAAGTGCGGCCTCTACAAGCGCGCCGACGACCCGAAGGTGCTCCCCTGGGCCGATCGTCAGTTCGCGACGTGCCGACGGTGCCTCGAGAGCATCGCCATCGTCGGCCTGGATGAGTACCAGACGGCTACGAGCGCGACGGCGATCTACCCCGGCACCGACCTGCCGCGCGCCAGCGTCACCGAGCGGCAGCGGCGCGGGCTGCCCTACCTGCTCATCAAGCTCGGCTCCGAGGCCATGGAGGTCGGCGACAAGTGGGCCAAGCACCAGCGCGACGGCGACGGCGAGATGACGCCGGAGTTGCGCGACGAGATGGTGAAGGAGCTCGGCGACGTGCTCTGGTACGTGGCGCAGGTCGCCGTCGTGCTCGGCGTCTCGCTCCGCGACGTCGCGCAGGGCAACCTCTCGAAGCTGGCCTCCCGCGCGCTCCGTGGCGTGCTCGGCGGCTCCGGGGACAACCGCTAGATCCCCGCTTGCTTCATAGTATGAATCGGGTGTACGTTCATCCAGCAGCACATCAGATTCGATCCTTGATCTTCGACAGATTGGACCCAGAACCATGAGCACTCCCCCCGCGATGTTCCAGCAGTCCGGCCCCTCCGCCCCCTCCTTCGACTGGGGTGGGCGCGACATCGACCAGAGCCACATCGGCCGCGAGATCGGTGGCCGCATCTTCTCCTCGAAGCAGCAGGGCCAGACGAAGTACATGAAGAACCCGCCGCCCGGCTACGTCGCCGAGCCCCTCCTGGACAAGAAGGGCCAGCAGCGGCAGCAGCTCCACATCATCCTCGAGACCGACCTGCGCAACTGGCAGGGCGTCTCGGCGGACAACATCCCCAAGGACGACCAGGGCAACTTCAAGCCCGCCCACGAGGACGACGGCAAGCGGTCGATCTACGTGAAGGGCTGGATGGAGGGCGCCGTCGGTGACGCGATGGCGGCGGCCGGCCACAGCGGCTACCCGGAGGAGGGTGCGATGCTCGCCGTCCGGTGCACCTCGATCGGCAACGGCCCCAACGGCCCGTTCCGCCAGTTCCAGGCCCACTACAAGAAGGCCCCCATCGCGGCCGGCACCGGGATGTTCGGCGGCAACGCTCAGGGTCAGGCGCCGGAGCAGGCCTACCAGGCGCCGGAGCAGCAGTACGCGCCGCAGGGCTACCAGCAGACGCCTCCGGCGCAGCAGGCCCAGTACCCGGCGCAGCAGCCGCAGCAGGGCTACGCGCAGCAGCCCCAGCAGCAGGGCCCGCCCCCGCAGCAGGCCTACCAGGCGCCGCCCGCGCAGCAGGGGCCCCCGCCCCAGCAGCAGACGACGTACCCGCCGGCCGTGCAGCAGCAGGCCCCGCAGGGTCCGCCCCCGCAGCAGCCGCAGCAGGACGCCAACCCGTGGGCCAACCAGGGGGCGCCGACCCAGGCGCCCGCCGACGACCCGTGGGCCGGCGCTCAGCAGCCGCCGTACTGATCGACACCCCCTGACGGAGGTGGGGCGGCTTCATCTCAGGTTGCCGCCCCACCTTCTCTCCCCTTCCCCGACCTAGGAGGTCCAGCATGGCCCGCATTCTGATCGAGATCGACGGCACCCGCGACAATGACGGCGCGATCATCGCCGCCGCCCGCGCCGCCGCCGAGCACCTGGGCAGCGCGAAGTCGCCCCGCCGCGTCAGCGATGTTCACGTCCACCACGCCGTGAAGAACGAGAGCGACGAGCCGGAGGAGTACCGGACGGCCGAGCAGCACGAGAACGCGCCGGACGAGCCCACCGACGTCTCCACGCTGCAGGAGGCGCCGGCCGAGATCCCGACGACCGTCCTCGAGCACGACCTGATCCCCGACTCCCCCGCACCGCACGACGACGCCGAGGCCCCCACCGGCCGCAAGCGCCGGAACAAGGAGGAGAAGGCGCGCGGTGACGCGCTCGTGGCCCAGGGCTACAAGGAGAAGGACGTCATCGAGTACCAGCTCCGTGGCGTCCCGCTGCCCCCGCTCCCGGGCGAGGCGTCCGACGACGGCGAGCCGGAGACGGTGCTGGCGAGCGTCGGGGCCGTGCACGGCGCGCAGACCGGCCAGGTCGTCCAGACCCCGGCCGAGCCGACGCACCAGGCCCCCGCCGCCCCGCAGGCGCCCACGGAGGTCCACGTCCCGCAGGAGCCCCCGCACCGGCCCAACCAGCCGCAGGAGCCCGTGCAGACGCCGGAGCAGCCGACACAGGCCGCCCCGGCCCCGCAGGCGCCGCCCCAGGCCCCCGCTCAGCCGGCAGCCCCGGCCTCCCCGCCGGCTGTCGAGCCGGGCTGGGCCCCGCCGTGGTCCTGATCTAGCGCCCACACCCCGATACCGCAGCGCCCCCCGCCGACGTCTCCCGGCTGGGGGCGCTGCCTCTACCACGAGAGTCCGACATGCCGAAGAACCGACCCTGCCGTGAGCTCGACTGTCCCTACCCGTGCATCCCCCAGAAGCGCTCGTGCGGCTTCCACTGGCTGCTCAACCAGCCGATCGAGCTGCAGGAGAAGGCCGCGCTGAGCCGCCTCGCGCGCGCGACCGCCTCCGGGCTCGTCGAGTACCGTTCCCGCGTGCCCGCCGCCGAGTGGCCGCCCGGCACGCGCTGGTGCTCCGGGTGCCAGAGCTTCATCCCCCTCTTCTACGCGCGCGGCTCGCGCTGCCGCGCCTGCTCGTCGATGACCGGCCACCGCGCCCGCGTCGAGAAGGAGTACATCTGGCCGGAGGGGGTGACCTACGACGTCCTCCTGGCCCGCCAGCACGGCCGCTGTGCGATCTGCGGGTCCATCCCCCGCTCCCGACGCCTGGCGGTCGACCACGACCACGAGAGTGGCCTCGTGCGCGGCCTGCTGTGCTCGGCCGACGAGGGCGCCTCTTGCAACAAGGGCCTGCTCGGCTCCGCGCACGACAGCGTCACGATCTTGCGCGCCGCCGTCGCCTACCTCGAGCAGCCGCCGTCGGGCGCCCCCGGGCAGGCGTAGTATGACCGCCATGGACACTCACCCCTTCACCACGATCACCCTCGACGCCGACGACCAGCAGCAGGTCGAGGCCAAGCTGGACGGCTACGGCCTGACCTGGGAACTCGAGGGCCACACCCAGCTCTCGATCAGCACCCGCGAGCTGCGCTACCAGGTCTCCGGGCCCCCGGAGGCGCTGGCTCACCTCGGCCTCTGACCCCAGGCATGACGAAGCCCCCCGCTCGCTGAGTGGGGGGCTTCGTTGTTCGACCCCTCGGCAGGGGTGAGGAGCCAACATAGCACGAGATCCTCCCGCGTGATGGGCGGGAGGATCTCGGCTGGACGGCTTGGCCGTGGGATGAAGCCTACACGCCCGGCAGGGGCGGCGGATTCGTCGGGGGGTGCTCGTTGCCGTTGGCGGTGAGGGCCTCGTCGAACAGACGGATGTGGTCGCCCTCGTTCACGATCTGATTCGCGGGGCCTGCCACGACGCTCTCGCCGTCGGCGGCGATCTGCTCGACGACCTTCACGGTCGGCGTGACCACCGCGCGGGTGTAGATCGTCATGCCGATCTCGACCACGGCCACCAGGGCCACGAACACCCCGACGACGCGGTCGCCCAGGTCGTTCGGCAGGATGAAGCCCAGGGTCGCCCCCAGGTAGACGATCGCGCGGACGAAGCCGGCGATCACGGCAGGCTCGAGCGCCAGGAAGCGCTTGAGGACGCCCCCGATGCGCTCGAAGTAGTTGGGACGGATCATGCTGGTGCTCCCTCAGTCGGGGACGTCGGAGACGTCCGTGCCGTCGTGCTGCAGGCGCCGCTTGAGGCTCTCCAGCTCGATGACGATCTCGTTGAACGCTCGGTTGAGCGCCTCGTGCTTCTGGCTCAGCTCCTCGCGAGCCTTCTTCTCCACCTCGAGGTCGGCACGGAGCTGGCCGTTCTCCGTCTCGAGGCGGCTGATTGCACCCTTGTAGATGGCCTCGGCCCTTCCGTAGGCCCCGGACTCAACCGTCACCTCGGCGACCTTCACCGACGCCTTACCCGTGACCTTGGCGGCCCAGACGGAGGCGGCGATGGTCAGGACGCCACCGACGATCAGGTGCCAGAGCTGGACGTTCATCGGTCGCCGACCTCCCCCTGCGCTCGCTCCACCACGCGGACCTGGTCGACGGAGATCATGGACGCCACGGTGTAGGTGCTGCCGGCGATCGCGAGGAACACAACGGCGAGGAACCAGCCACGGGTCGAGGGACCGAACACCCACGAGAAGAAGTAGATGCTGGCCCAGCCGACCGCGAGCAGGGCGAGCAGCTGGAAGGCCCACCCGTCCCTGCCCGGCGGCGACCGGAAGGCCCCCACGATCGCCGCACCGCCGGCCAGGATCCACGGGATGCCCGCGATGGCGATCGGCAGGCCGAGCCGGAGGAGGAAGTCCAGGGAGCGCTCCGTGCCCGACGTCGGGGCGGGCAGGAGGTAGCTCATGCCGATGACGATGAACAGCAGCCCCTTGAACACGAGATAGCGCCCTCGGTGGCCGTTGAACCGCCACGAGCTCCCGTGGATCTTCCCCCTCACGGCTCAGCCCTTGATGGTGGGGTCGGCGACGTGCTCGACCTCGACGGTGACCTCGGCCGGCGGCGCGTCCTCGGCGGCAGGCTCGGGCCGCCACTCGACCTGGCGGCCGAGCGCGTAGAGGTTCTGCACCGGCGTGCCCTGCGGCAGGCCGCGCACGAACCACCACTCGCGGATCGTGCCCCACTGGTCGTTGCGGAGCGTGAAGCCCTGGAACATCAGGACGTCGAGGAAGCGCTGCATGGTGTCCTCGTCGGGCGCGATCATCCACTCGCGGGTCGCGACGATCTGGACACCCTTGCGGCCGTCGACCGTGTCGAACAGCATGTAGCGCAGGTCCTGACGGGCGAGCTTGTCCTTGATGTGGCCGACCTCGTCGGTCAGCGGGTCGGGGCGACCGGCGCTGGTGACGTTGTCGAGCTCGTGGCGGACGACGGCGTGGATGCGGTTGCCGTTGATGGCAGCGAGCAGGTCGTCGACCTTCTTCTCGAGGCTGGCGGCGGTCATGTCGTACTCCCTCTGGAGAGTGTTGGCGGTGATGGGACCCATGTCGCCATCGGGGTGGAGGACGCGAGCACGCTGGTACTCGACGGTGTCGTTGAAGCCCAGCCAGGTCAGCATCTCGCGCTGCTCGGCGCTGGGGAGGCGGGGCTTGGTGCCGGGGAGCGGCGCCGGGGTAACGGGCCCGCCCTGAGCGGCGGCGAGGATGGCCGGCGCCTGGACGATGCGCGCGTCCGTGGGGCAGAGCTTCCCGACGGCGGAGGAGAACAGCAGCCCGCCGCCGCGCTGCTTGCGACCACGGAGCAGGCCGGTGGCCGGGAAGTTGCCGTCGATGCCGAGGCGGTGCCAGCCGAGGCCGCGCTCGCCGAGCCGCGAGGACTCCATGAGGCGGAACGGGGTGCCGTGCCGGCGAGCGACCTCGGCGTACAGGCGACCGAGTGCGGCGACCTGGGCGGCCGTCCAGCCGTTGTTGACGTCGTTGCCGACGCCACCCTCCGTCTCGACGGAGAGCCAGTAGGGGTTGCCCTGGCGGTGGGCCCCCGACTGGAAGGCGGTGTCGATTTCCTGGACGATCGTGCCGTCCTTGCGCACGTAGAAGTGCGCCTTCGTCCCCTTGAGGTAGCTGGGGAAGAGGGAGTTGCTCACCGCGATGTGCATGATGAGGCCGTCGACCCGCACCATGCGCGTGCCGTAGGAGTGGTCGATGCGCTTGACGGTTGCGCAGTCGAAGAGTGCCATGAATGAACCTCCGGGGGGTCGACCGCAGTCTACCCCCCGGAGGTCCCAGGGCCGAGCGCTACGGGACGACGCTCCACAGCGGCAGGCCGTCCAGCGACAGGCCGGTGATGGCGCCCGCCTTGCCCGCCAGGAACACGTTGCCGTCGATCGCCTGGTTGGCGTTGTCGGCGAGCCGGGTGTAGACGGCCACGCGGGCGTAGCCGCTGGCGTCGCCCGGCAGGACGATGACGTCGCCGAAGGCCAGCGGGCGAGCCTCCAGCGGCAGGCGGAACATCGTGGTGCCCGCCGCTGCCGTGCCGGAGATGCGACCGCGCAGCTCGACCTTGCCCTCGCGGAGGCGCCACTGCGGGGTCGGCCAACCCGGCGTGGGCGTCCAGCCGGAGATGAGGGTGAGGTCCTGCCACAGGGTGTCGAGACGCTGGTAGGTCGACCCGTTGTAGCGGGACTTCGCCCACCACGAGACGCCGCTGTCGTGGACCCGCTCGTAGCGCATGTCGCCGACCGTGGCGCCGCTGTCGGAGTTGACAATCTCGACGCGCGACCCGGAGATGGCGGCCGTACCCTCGGCGCCGGCGCGCATGAGGACCGAGTCGCCACGACCGACGATCTCGCCGGAGGACTGGTTGAACTGGTTGTAGAAGCGCAGCCCCCAATCGGCGAGCCCGCTGTTACCCCGGTCGAGCGCGACGCGCACGCCCGTCGCGGCGGACCGGATGATCGCACCGGTGACGGTCGCACCGGAGAGCGCGTCAGCGACCACGGTCCCGGCGGTGAGCGCCTGGATGAACGCCGCGCTGGCCACGAGGTCGTTGACGTCGATGTTGGCGGCCTTGAGGCTGCCCTCCACGACGAGCGAGGCGTCCACCATCGAGGAGATCAGGTAGTCGGTGACCCGCAGCGTGGAGTTGAGGACGCTGGCCTTCGTGAAGCCGATCGCCATGTGCGTGGCGTTGGCCGGCACGGTGATGACGCCCGTCAGCTCCGCCTCGGCGTTCGCGGCCACGGAGGCCGTGTTCTGGACCACCGTCGTCAGCGCCGTCGTGCCGCCCGCGCTCGTGCGGTAGCGGACGCCGATCGAGAACCGGTTGGCGGCCGAGACGGTCGCGCCGGGCTTGAACGTCGCCGTCACGCGGTACTTCTCGCCCGGGTGCACGGGGATCAGGTACTCCGGCTGCGTACCGGCGTAGGACGTCACCGTGGTAGCCGAGGCGGGGATGAGCAGCGACCCCGGGGCGAGCTTGCCGCCGGTGGTCTGAATGTGCGCCGGGGTGGCCCACGCCGCCGGGTTGGCGAAGTTCGGGTCGACGGCGAGGTTCTTCCCGGCCGGGATCAGCACCATGTCGGCGGTGATCTTGCGAGAGCGCACCACGTCGGCCCACAGCTTGTCGACGACGGCGGTCGCCATCGAGGCCGACGTGGCCGTGAGGCGGTCGACGTTCAGCGTCAGGATCGTGGCCAGCGTCGCCGCAAGGTCCTCGACGTTGATCCGGTTCGCCGCGATGGTGCCGGCCACGATCTGCTCCGCCGAGAGCTCGATGAACGCACCGATGCGCGCGGCCAGCGTCTGCGTCACGAGGTCGCCCATCACCGCCTGGCCGGCCACCAGGCGGCTGATCGCCACCGTGCCCGTCTCGGCCGCCTCCAGGGCCGCCACGGCCTTGTTGTACGCCTGCCGGGCTGCCTCGTACGCCGAGGACTTGCTCACCGGGGTGTAGTCGAACGCGCCGTCGGTCAGGATCGTCACGTCCACCACGTACAGGACGTCGGAGCTGCCCGGGGTGTAGCCAGGCTCGGTCGTCTCCCAGCCCGACCCGGACGCCGGGGGCACCGTGGTGGGCGCCGCCGGGGCCGAGGCCGTGCCGGGGACGAGCTTGTAGTACCGCCGGACGTTCTGGACCTCAGTCACCTGGGCCAGCGTCAGGTCGTCACGCGCGCGAACCGCCATCGGTCAGGCCTCCAGCTGCGCGGAGTACGTCGCGCGGTTCGTGACCTGGCCGGCGGTGATCGCCAGCGTCAGGCCGGTCCCGACGGCGGTGGTGCCACCGTCCTTGTACCAGCGCACGGTGCCGAGCTGGGCGACCTGCGCCGCCGTGAGCTCGGTGCCGGCGCGGTAGACCGTGGCGGTGAGCGTGGTGACGATGTCGCTGTTCTTGAAGATCAGCCCGGCGGACGAGGTGACCGACAGCGTGATGGCGTCGGCGCCCGGGTCGCCGGTGGAGCCCTTGTCGCCCTGCTTCGCGACGGCGTAGGAGGTCTGCGTGGCGCCGTCGGTGAACGTGATGATCGTCCGGGTCCACAGGAACTGACCGTCGGCCACGGCGGGCGGCGACGCCACCCAGGAGCCGGTCGGGGTCGACGTGCCAGACGCGCCCCCCTGGTACGTGACGGCGGTGCTCTGGATGCCCTTGCCGGTGTTGCCGACCTCGCCCTTGATGAGCACCCACTCGTACTTCGTGGGGTCGGTCGAGTCCGCCTCGACGAGGTCGACGTACGTGCCGATGTACGTCTTGCCGGACGGGTCCGTGGTGGAGAAGCCCGTCGAGCCGGTCGCGTTCGTGGCGTAGGCGACGTGGAGGTAGGACGTGTCGCCCTTGTCACCCTTGATGCTCGTGCCGTTCGCGCCGTTCGCGCCCGCCCGGGCCACCGCGTAGGCCGTCGTGGCCGCGCTGGCGTCGGTGTAGGTGTAGACCGTCCGCGTCCACAGGAAGTTGCCCGGGGTGACGGTGGGGATGGTGGCCGACCAGGTGCCCGTCGGCGCCGTCGTGCCGCTCGTGCTCTGCTGGTAGGTCACCGTGGCCGACGCGATGCCGCGACCCGGCGCGCCCTCGTTGCCGGTCTGGCCGCGCAGCGCGAGGGAGAAGGAGAAGTCCTTGTAGATCGTGATGTCGCCGATGACGATCGGGATGCGCACGACCCCGCTCGACGTCACCGAGGTGCCGACCGTGATCGTCACGACGGGGGAGCCGGAGTTGGCCACCACGGACGCCGTCACGCCCGCCGGGGTCGCGATGCTCGCGGCGTTGACGGTCGCGGTGACCTGCTCGTCGCCGCGCATCGCCACGACCTGCGTGGTGACCGCCGTCTGGATGGCGTTCGTGGTCGTGCCGGGGATGGTACTCGCCTCGGAGGTCAGGATGACCGAGTAGGCGTCGGTGAGGTCAACGAGTGTGATCTGGTCTGCGGCCTTGGCCATGGTGGGTGCCTTCTAGGTGTTGAGCGAGCACATGAACACGACCTTGGTGTCCACGTCGGTCGGGCTGACCGTGAGTGCGAACCCAGCGCGAGAGATCCGAGGGTCCAGTGCGGACAGAGTACCGAAGTCCGCGTCGTTGAGGCGACGCCACGACCACTCGAGATAGGCACCCGCGCCGTAGGCCTCTCGGAGCGAGACGATGTCGGTGATCGGGGTGCCGCCCCGGATGACGGTGACGGTGAGCACGGTGGAGATCTCGTTGTTCTTGAAGGCCGTGCCTCGGCTCGAGTCGATGCGCAGCACCGCGCTGTCGAGGGCCTTCTTCGCGTCGGCCATCGCCGCCTCGACCTCGAGCTTGGCCTGGTCGAGGCGGTCATTCAGCACGGGCAGCTTGACGTCGGTGAAGTCCTTCACGGCGCCGGCCGCGTCGGCCAGCTCCTCGCGGATCTCGTCGAGCTGCGCCTGGGCTACGCCGTCGAAGTCCTGGACGAGTTCCCAGATGGAGCCGTTCCATCGCTTGAGGGCCCGGTTCGCGCTCTCGTCGATCCAGAGGTCGCCCACCTTGGCGCCGTCGGGAGGGGTGTAGGACGGGGGCCAGACGCGGTTGTTGGAGCCCGCCAGGATCTGCGCCGCCTGGGCCAGACTGACTGCATCTCGCGCGATCTCACGGGTCTCCTCAGAGAGCTGGAACAGGGCCTGGTACGACGTCACGGGCACGGCGATGTCGCCGGCCTTCCAGATGAGCAGCGGGGCCGGCGCGCGGAACGCCTCGGTCAGCCCGACGAGCCCGACGCGCACCGTGGTGACCCGCAGGCCATCCAGTCGCTCGACCTCCAGCGGCGTCGTGAACGCCGTGTCGTCCTCCGCGTAGACGCGCCCCTCGGCCCCCTTCACCAGGGTGCCGGTGATGGGGTCGATGACGACCGTCTGGGGGAAGAGGTACATCGTCAGAGGGCCGCCCCGTAGATGACGGCGCGCAGGCCGCGATCGTTGGGGATGATCGCGCCGTAGCCGGTCCCCGCGCGACGAGAAGCGATGAGGTGGATGCGCTTCGCGCCGGTGAAGATCTGGTTGGTCGGCAGGCACATGAAGCTCTTGCGGGAGGAGTAGAGGTCGACCTCCCCGACGTGCGCCGAGATCTCGACGTCGTCGACCTCGAACGTGAAGCGCCAGCTCGTGCCAGGCGTCTCCGCGCCCATGAAGCCCTGCGCGTGCATCGCGAAGCGCCACGGCACCCCGGGGTCTGCGACGTCGATGTAGCCGACCACCTGGCGCGCGTTGCCCCAGACCTGCACGCCGGAGCCGAGGGCGCCCGACGGCGGGAGCGTGAGGAACGTGCCGGGGTAGGAGTTGATGATGCCGCCGCCGCGCGAGTCCGACCAGAACTCGTTGTAGTTCTGGTCGACGGTGCGGGTGTAGCTCAGGTTGCCGATGCGGATCTCGGTGCCCCGCCGCGAGAGGTAGTTCAGCACCTCGGTGCTGTGCGCGATGAGCTGGGAGCCAGAGCCCCACACGCGCAGGTCGACCAGGCCGGTCACGCCGCCGTTGCCGGCGGTCGCCTGGACGGCCCACAGCGGCTGGTCATCCAGCACGCCGGGGTTGTGCGTCAGGGTGTTCAGCGCCGCCGCGATCGTCGCCCCCTGGCCGAGCACGCCGAGCGTGGTGGGCGGCGTCGGGGCCTTCTTCGTCCAGTCGCGACGGAAGCCGACGACGTACCAGCGCGAGCCCGACGTCACGCCGGGGATCTCGATGGGGACCACGGTGTCGGAGACGGTGTAGACGCCGTACGCGACGGCCGCGCCGGTGCGGATGTCGATGCGTCGCTCGCCGGAGTTCGGCAGGTAGCCGCCGAGGCCCTCCAGCGCGTTCGGGGCCCCGACGGGGAGCACGCTGTACTGCGCGCCGAGGTAGGACGCCATCTGCGCCCACTGGACCGTGCCGATCTCGCCGTAGGTGTCGAGCGCGTCGACCCCGAAGCCCCAGTTCCTGATGGCCATTACGGCACGACCTTCCTGATCGAGCGGGCCACTGCGGCGACCAGCTTGGTGATGCGGGAGTCCGGGTTGCTGTCGTAGTCCCCGATCTTCGGGGTGACCTCACGGCCTCGCTCGCGAGTGTAGTTGATCCGCGCCTCGCGCAGAATCTCGGGGCCGAACGTCATGCCGTTGTCCAGCTTCACGTTCACGCGATCGCCGACCTTGAGGCTGGTGCCGTAGTTGCGCGCGGCGACGCCGTCCAGGGTCGTGCTGATCCCGGCCTTGGCCTTGCCCTCGTCGAGGCTCTCCTGCCCTCGCCGGTACATCAGCTCGGGATCGCCGTCGGCGTCGCGCGCGTCCTTGAAGCGCTCGCGATAGACGCCCCACTCGGCGGAGCGGCCGTAGCCATCGTCGCCGGGCCGGGGCATGATGCGGAAGTCGCGCATCTGGGCCTCACCCGCGCCGCCGATCACGACGTTGGTCGCCGTCGGGCGGGCGCTGGTGACCTTCCACTGCGCGAGCCCGCTCTGCTCGGTCAGGAGGCGCGGGTAGGTGCGCACCGGCGCGCAGTCGAGCACCAGCTTCTTCGTGCTGGGGTCGAACACGATCGTCCAGCGCAGCTCGCCGTCGATGAGGCCGGCGCCGTCGACCACGGGAAAGAGCTTCTCGTAGACGGGGTGGAAGCGCATTTTGACCTTCATGCCCTGCCGGCCTCGCCCCTGGCTCGGGGGGATCTCGAGCGGCCATCCCAGGCGCTGGAGGGCGTTCTCGCGCATGATCTGCTTGACGATCGTCTCCTCGGCGCCCCCCGTCGTGCCGCCGTAGACGGCGTTGTCACCAGCGATGCCCTGCTGGTCGATGGGCCGCGTGGGCTGCACCCAGCCGAGCACGTCCTGGAAGAGCATGAAGTGGCTGTCGACGGTGAAGTCCAGCAGCGCGGCGCGGCTCGGGCCCTCCAGCGTGTAGGTGTTCACCCAGCCCGTCTGGATCAGCCCGTCCGTCTCGAAGCGGACCATGGCGCCGGGCTCGAGCAGGTCGGCCGCGCGCGGGTGGCGAGAGTCGATGGCGAAGGAGGAGGACGCCGTCGTGTTGAACGTGTCCAGCAGCGCCGCGCTACGGAACGCGCCCAGGCGACCCTTGAGCTTGCCGGTGCGGTCGAACACCTCGATCTGCAGGCTCATGCGTAGGCTCGCATGTACGACGGCGTGATCGAGGCGGTGATCGAGCCGTCGCCGCCGTACTCGACCTGCAGCGCGGTGGTGGCCTTGCGCGGGATCGGCGCGGCGTCGAAGCGACCCGTCATCAGCTCGGTGATCTCCACGCCGTTGCGGAAGGCCGTGAGGGACTCGGGGTTGGTGTCGATGACGACCGTCTGGCCCTGGTTGATGACGAACGGGACGTCGATGACGTGACCGCCGTGGCTCAGCGTCGCGGGGTTGAGCGGGCCCACCAGCTCCCAGGTGACGTAGGCGGGCAGGTCGCCGTCGTTCGGCAGCGCCGCCGTGCCCGCCGCCGAGTTGCGCGAGGGACGGAAAGGCGGGCCGTTGTTGCCGGCGGGGCCGAAGAACTTGACGCCGCCACTCTCCTCGAACGGGCGCTGGATGGGCACGACGGAGCGCCACATCGGCTGGTGGGCCTCGAGCACGACGCGGTGCTTCGACCAGCCGTAGTAGACGTCGTCGTGGTCGTTGCCGGGCCCGCCGTCGTCCTTGAGCCGCACGTCGAGGTAGCGCTCGGTGCCCGTGACGTCGCGGACGTGCCAGCGCACGGTCTCGAAGGGGCTCAGGGCCTCCCAGAACGCGCGGATGTGGTCGACGTAGCCCTGGCTCGTCTCGTCGTTGTACAGGTAGAGCGGCCAGAACACCTCGCGCGGCTCGATGAGCAGGCCGTTCCAGACGTTGCCGTGCGCGTTCGCGTAGCTCAGCGTCTGGTGGTTGATCTTCGGCATCGACATGCCGGTCACGCCGGGCATGAGGAACGCGCCGGTGGCCCACTCCGAGAGCTCGAAGCGGTCACCGGCCTGGGTGACGAACCACATGTCCAGCCGGTCCCAGCCGAAGTCGATCGGGGGCCGCACCGGATTCGCCGACGTCTGCGGCGCCAGCAGGGGCGTGGTCACTAGATGCTCACCTCGATCTCGGCCAGACCCGCCATCGCGAGATCCCGACGGCGCTCCTCGCGGGCGCGGTCCAGGATGTCGGTCGGGTCGTACGAGTAGAAGTTAGCACCATCGAACGAGGTGCCGTCGCCGCCGCCGCCGCGCAGGTCGGCCGCCTGCTTGAACATCTCGAGCTCCTGCGCCGTGAGCACGGGCTCCGGCTTGCCGGTCAGGTTCATCACGGCGTTGAGGCCGGGCTGCAGGTAGCCGCCCTCGTCGTACAGCGGGGCGTTGCGACCGAGCTGGATGCCGCGCGCCCGCATGAACGGCTCGGGGTTCGTCGACGAGCCCGGCCGGCCACCGGTGGCGACCTCGTAGTGGAGGTGGATGCCGTCCACGTTGCCCGTCGCGCCCTGGCGGCCGATGTGCTGCCCAGCGACGACGGCCTGGCCGGGGTTGACCACGACGCCGTTCGTCGGGTTGTGGCCGTAGTAGGTCGTGAGCAGCGGGGTGTGCTGCAGCAGGATGCCGTAGCCCGACCGACCGCCGATGAGGTTCCAGCCGACGTCGCGCACGGTGCCGGAGGAGGCCGCGAAGGTGCGACCGCCGCCAGCGATGTCGGTGCCCGCGTGGAGGCTCGTCTTGCCGAAGATGGTCCGCATCCCGAAGCGCGAGGTGATCGGGCCGACCGTCGGGTTGGCCCACGAGCGACCACCGTCGCCAGGCAGGACGGCCGGGGCGGCAGCGCCGCCAGCCTCGAGGCCGGCCAGCGCGCCGCCCTGGACCTTCGCGGCCTCGGCGGCGGCGATCGACTCCCCGGTGAAGATGCTCTTGACGTAGTTCGTGGCCGTCTCGATGACCTTCTTCGGGACGCCGAGCACCAGCGAGCCGAACGGGGTGTCCCCGCCGACGAAGTTGCCCAGCAGGCCGTCGATCGCCGTCTGGAGCGCCGCCGCCGGGTCCTTCACGAACTTCATCACCGAGTCGACGACGTCGCCCAGCATCCCGGCAGCGCCGCCGACGGCGTCCGTGATGCTGCCCCAGATGCCGCCACCGGCGAAGGCCTGGTGGCGGGGGCCGCTCGAGGGGATGATGCCGCCGGTCGCGAAGCCGCCGAGGTGCTGCTGGACGGCGCTGACGCCGCCGGAGCGGGCCAGGGCGTTGACGCGGTGCACCCAGCTCGGGCCGACGGCCTGCGTGACCTCGGGGCGCAGGATGGCCTCGCCGCCGGAGAGGTCCAGCGTGCCGCCGGTGGCGCTGCGGAAGCGGTGCACGTCGCGCCCCGGGGTGTAGCCGGGGAGGATGCCGCCGGTGGCGTAGCCCTCCATCCAGCCGGGCACGGGGACGTGGTTGACCTTGACGGTGCCGGGGAAGTTACCGGCGAAGTCGTTGAAGTTGTCGATGATCCCCTCGTTGATGACCTTCTCGATGACCCACTTGATCGGGGTCGCCACGAGGGCCTTGAGGGCGTCCCACGCCTCGCCGAGCGCCTTGACGCCCGACTCCCACTTCGGCTTGACGTGCTCGTCGATGAAGCCCGCGATGGTGTTCAGCCACGGCTCGAGGTACGTGGTCCAGAGGGGCTCGATGTAGTTGTCCCAGAGGGTCTGCCACACCAGGCCGGCGATGTGCCAGGCGATCACGAAGGCGTTGTAGAAGAACTGCAGGCCGGAGAGCACGCCGGACCAGAAGGTCCCGATGTTCTGCGCCAGCGGCCAGATGACCTCGTTCCAGAGCCAGTTCATCACCTTGCCGATGCCCTCGAACGCCGGCACAAAGACGTTCTCCCACAGCCACATCGCGCCCTTGGCGATGAGGTCGAAGGTGGGCGCGAGGTTCTTGTCGTACCAGGCGGAGATCTGCGTGCTGAGGTTCAGCAGGAAGGCGTAGATCTCGTCCCAGAACACGATCACCGCAGCGACCGCCAGGGCGATGACGCCGATGACGAGCGCGGCCGTGACGCCGATGCCCAGCATGATCGTGCCGACCAGCGCGCCGATGGTGAACACGATCTGGAACGCCGCGATCAGAGCGAAGATGCCCTGGATGATGAGCGCCAGCGTGGCCGGGTCCATGTCGGCGATGAAGTTGAAGAACCCGGTCAGCAGCAGCATGACCGACTCACCGTACGGGGCCATTGCGATGAAGGCGTTGGCGAGTGCGGCGATGGCGGAGGCGAACAGGGCCCAGACCTCGGGGCCGATCTGCGTGAGGTAGTCGCCGAAGGCCTTGATGGCCTCCTGGCCCTCCTCGCTGGCCGCCCAGACGGCGAAGCCCTCGGCCGCGACGGCGATCGCCTCACCGATGGTGGTGGCGGCCGGCGCGAGGGCCTCGAAGATCGACAGGAGGCCGCCCAGCCCGCCCGTCGTGATCCGCGTGAAGATGTCGAGCCACGCGGGCATGTTGGCGGCCATCGTCTCGAAGAACGACGCCATCGCCGGGGAGGTCAGCCACTCGGAGAACTTCACGACCGAGTCGCCCAGCGCCGTGCCCATGGTGCCCACGAAGGTCGTGAACTCGGGCCCGTAGCGGTCGATCAGGCCCTGCATCCCCTCCTGCAGGCCGGGCAGGAACGTCTCCTGCGCTGTGAAGCGGAGCTCGTCGAGCAGCGGCTTGAGCCCGTACAGCCAGGTGGCGAACCGCTGGCCGGCGGGGGAGAGGTTGTTCATGGCCTCGTTGAGGTCGAACAGGCTGGAGTCGAACTCCGCCGTCGACTGAGCAGCTGCGGCGGCGTCGCGACGGTACGCCTCGGCGAGCGCCTCCTCCGCCTTCTGCAGCGAGCGCACGTTGTTGTACCGGGTGTTGTCCAGGGCGTCCAGCGCGTCGGCGAGGTCGCGACGCGAGCTCTCGACGTCGCGGTCACCCTTGACGCGAGCCTCGGCGAGATCCTTCTCAGCCTCGACGATGTCGGCGGCGCCGGTGCTGATGGCCTCCTTCGCCTCGACGACGGCGGGGGCGCCCTCCACGCCCGCAGCGCGCGCGGTGGCGTCCCCCTCGCGGAGCCGCTGGTTGCCGACCTTGGCCTGGTCGTTCGCGAGGACGGCCTGCTCGTAGGTGATCCGCGCCTCGTCCTTCTCGCGCGACGTCGCCTGGTCATCCTCGAGCACGGCGTTGTAGCGGATGCCGGCGCGCTGCATCTCGTAGACGCTCTGCTGCTCGGCGAGGTTCGCGCCACGGATCTGGAACGCGAGATCCTCGAGGTTGCGCGAGGCCTCCTTCCGGGCGTCGTTGAGGCGCTTCTGGTTGTCGATCGCGCGCTGCTGCGCGGTGGCCAGGCGGTCCTCGGCGCTGGCCACGCGGTCGGCGGCCGAGCGGCGGGTATCAGCCAGCTTCTCCTCGGCGTCCCCGACGTCGCGCACCGCGCGCGCCTCGGAGCGGGAGGCGTTGCGACGGGCGTCGGTCAGGCCGGCGAGGGCGTCACGGATGCGCTTCGCGCGCGCCGCCTCGTCGTTGGCCGCCGTCGTGCCGCTCTTCTGCGGGGTGGCGGCCTGCTTGCGCAGATCCTTGTCCCGGTTCCCCAGCGCCGTCAGGGCGCCGCCCATGCCCGACAGGCCGAGCATCCCGACGCCGAGCGCGCCGGCCACGGTCACGGCGCCGGCAGCGACGCCGAGCAGGCCAGCGGTGATGCCGCCCAGGATCGGGATGAGGGCGGGGCCGATCGTGACGGCGGCGAACAGCGCACCGTTCATGGCTCGGAAGGAGTTGGCCGCCGTGCCCGCGCCGTTGCCGGCCTCCTTCTGCGCGGCCTGGGTCTGCCGGCTGGAGTTGCGCATCGCCCCGTCGGCGGCGATCACCTGAGCGGCGCCAGCGATGTAGCCGGCGGTCTGCAGGTTCGCGTCCTTGGTGATGTCGCGACGGCTCAGGCGGCGCGAGGTGGCGTCGACTCGCGCGGCCTCGGCGTTGAAGCTGGCGGTGTCGAGCTCCATCGTCTTGTGGGGGTTCGGGATCGAGTCCGCGCGCGCCATAAGGCTGCGCATCTCGGCCATGAACGCCTCGTCGCCCGCGAGCTCGGGGCGGATCTCCAGCTCGCTCTTCATGCCCTCCAGCTGGGCGATCAGGGCGTCGTACTCGGCGATCGCCTGCGCCTCGTCCTCGATGTGGACCTCCAGGCCCACGGAGCGGCGCAGCGCGTTCATGCGGTCGACGTTGTCGTTGAACTCCCGCACGCCGGGGTCGTCGGGGTTGCCGTCGCTGACGCGGCGGAGCTGCGGGATCGCGCCCGACTCCATGCCCTTGCGGTAGTTCCGGGCCCACGCCTCCTGACCCTCGGCGTTCAGCGCCTGGATCTGCGCGCGCGTCTGGGCGACGTCCTTCCCGATCTGCGAGCGCAGCTTGGAGGCGTCGGAGTCCTGCTTCGCGATCGCGGCGGCGAGGGCCTGGTTGTCGCGATCGCGAACGGCCCGCTCGGCCCGCTCTTGCGCCTGGAACGCGGCCTGGTGGGCCTGCGCGCTGCGGGAGTTGGCCAGCTCGAACGCCTGGCGAGCGCGGAGGTTGCGGACCTGGTGCTCGAACAGCCCGTCGTCGGCGCGCTTCTGGAACTCGGCGAGGTCATCGACGTCGGCCGCCCACGAGGCGACGGTGGCGGCCTGGTTACGCTTCCGGCTCTCCCAGAGGTCGCGGTCGCCGTCGATCTGCTCGGCGAGCGTGCGCGCGGCCTGCTTCCGGGTGAAGTCGCCGAGGTCGGACCTGATGCCCTTCTCGACCTCGGCCTCCTTCCGGATGACGCGGAGACGCTGGGCGCTCTGCTGGCGCTCGGCCAGGGCGGCTGCGAAGCCGTCGGTGTCGGTGCCCTCGCGCACGACGTTGCCGCGCGCCTGGTCGCGGACGCGCTGGATCCGCTTGGCCAGGTCGCGCTCGCGGGCGACGGCGCGGTCCAGGCGCTGGCCCTCGGCCTTGTCCTCGGCGCGGATGGCCGCCCGCTGCACCTCGGTGTTGACCTTGGCGCGGGCGCTCTCGTGGATCTCGGCGACCCGGTGAGCGTGCCGCTGCTCGTTCTCGGCGAGCTTCTGGAGGTGGGCCCGCTGCGACTTCTCGGCCTCCCGGTTCGCTGCCGCGAGGTCGCGCTCCATCTGCGCCGCCGTCGCGGCGCGGCGGTCGTTCTCCTTCTTCGCCGCAGCCTCCGACGCATCGGAGAGGTAGCGCTCCATCAGGAGGCCCTCGGCCTTGGCCCGCTTCTCGACGGCCTCCTGGAACCCACGGAACGACGGCGCGACCTGCAGGATGACCGTACCGGCGCTGTACCTCACCACGTCGTGGTTTCCTTCCGGGGGAGCTGCTGGACTCCCCCGATCCTAGTCTGCTGGCGGAGTGCTCTTGCCCGGCAGGATGCGAGCGCTCAGCGCGCGGTGCTTCACCATGCGCGAGGTCTCCTTCACCTCGTGGTGCGCAGTGCGCGGGCGCGGCTCCGGCTTCGGGGCTGCGGGCTGCTTGCCCTTCGTGGAGTTGACGGCGATCAGCGTGGTGCGCAGGGCGCGGATCTCGTCGAGCGTCTTGGTGGCCAGCTCGGCCGCGAGGGTCCACTCCACCAGCGAAGGGCCGCCGGGCTCGTCGGGCTGCTTGCCGGCCTCGCCCTTGCGCTTCTCGACCTGCGCGGCCACCATCTCGGCGTACTTCGGGTCGGTGTGCATCGCGGCCTTCGTGTGGGAGGCCAGCGGCAGGGCGTTGAGCAGCGCGGCGAGGTGGCGCCAGTTTCGCGCCTTCCACTCGTCCACGAGGCTGACCCGCGCGACGATGCGCAGGTCCAGCTCGGCGGCGTCGCCGTACTTGTCGATCAGCCAGAGGAAGGCGCTGAGGTCGACCTCCTCGGCGAACAGGTCGTGCCGGGCCTTCCAGAGGTCGAAGGCCTGCGCAGCAACCGCGTTCGTCATCCCCGGCGTACGGGGGTCGAACAGCGTGGCGCCGAACGTCCTGTAGGCGTCCATGATCTCGTGCACGGACAGCTCAGCGGGCAGGGGAAGGGTGATCCGCTGCCCGCTGAGCTTGATGACGAGAGGCCCGTCCTGGACCTGCTCGAGCGCCTGGATGTTCACCGGCGGCGCGGGCCCTTCCGGCCGGCCGCGCGCTTCTCGGCGCGGTTCGCGGCGACCTGGCCGCCGTTGAGGCCCTGGACGTCGATCTCGACCGAGAAGTGCTCGGCCCAGCGCTGCAGGGTGCGCTTCACGACGCCGAGCGTGAGGTCGGTGTTGAAGAACACCTCGGCCTCCTTCTCGTCCTCGATGAGAGCGCCGAAGATGGAGAAGGCGTTGCCCGTGCGCATGGTGACCTCCCACTCCTTCCACTCGAGATCCTCGGGGTTGGCGAGGTGCACGATGTCGTCGTCGGCCGTGACGCGGACGCGGAAGCCGGGCGACTTCTGGACCGCGTCCGAGGTGATGTCGAAGTCGAAGCCGACGCTGTCGGCGGTGCCCGTCGCGGGAAGGATCTCGTCGGGGGTGGTGGGCTTGCCCATGGTCTGCTCCTGGGGGATCGGGTGTAGGTGCGGAACCATACTACGACACGACGAAGCCCCCGGCGCCGCGTGGGCGTCGGGGGCTTCGGTCGGGCTCAGGAGGCGGCGGCGGCGTTGCGCTCGGCGGCGGCCTTCGCGACCTTCTCGGCGTCGGCCTGAGCGGCGGCGAGATCCTTCGCCGCCTTCTCGTCGGCCTTCACCTGGGCGTCACGCTCCTTGGACTTCGCCTGGGCCCGCTCGTCGAGCACCTTCTGGCGCTCGTCGAACTCGCCCTTGGGCAGGAAGCCCAGGTAGCGCGCGTTCACCTTGTCGGGCTCGCCGCGCACGATGCGCGTCTTGCCCTCGCGGTGCAGCCACACCTCGGGGGCGTTGGCGTCGGTGGTGGGGGTCTCGTCAGCCACGATGGGCTCCTTCTGTCAGTGCGAGCGGGTGGGAGGTGATCCAGGGGGCCGCCGCCGGCACCCATCCAGCGGCGGCCCCCGGGTCGATCAGGCCTCGAGGCCCATCTTCTCGAGCAGGTTCTTCCAGCCCGGACCGCCCCAGAAGAGCTTGTCCGAGTAGCCCAGCTCGGAGTCCTCGTAGGCCTGGAAGGTGAAGCCGGCCTGGACCGGCGTGTCGCCCGACGTGAACGACTTGTCGCCGAACGACGTGACCTTCGCGCGCGGCAGGAACCGCGCGATGTAGATCTCGTTGCCGTCGTCGTCCACGTCCACCGCGAGGGCGAGCACGCGGTAGTAGCGGGACGCCGGGCGGGCCGGCTTGGCGAGGGAGACCTCGCCGGTGTCGGCGTTGGGCGTGAGGGCCGCGATGTCGGCGCCCGTCTCCACGCGGAGGACCGAGGCGCGCGTCTCGAGCGCCGTGCAGGTCATCGTGGTGGTGTCGGTCGTGACGTCGGAGCGCACGGGCTGCGTGGAGCCGAACGCGGAGATGTCGGAGGTGGCGATCTCGCGGCCGAAGCCGATGCCCTCCTCCGAGAGCCAGCCCAGGTCGTCGTAGCCGACGGGCAGGGGCTTGAGATCGACAACGGCGGTGGCGCCGGTGCCGGTGGCGATCGTCAGCACGTCGATGGCGGTGACGCTGGAGTCGGCGATGAACACCGAGCCCTCGAGCGCCTTGCGGATCAGCTCGTTCTTCCGATCCTGGAGCTGCTGGTACGTCATGGTTCCTCCTGGTTGGACTCAGCGACGGAGGCTGAGCGTGTTGGTGAAGCCGAAGCGAACGGTGTCATCGCCATCCCACGGGAGACGACGGATGTCCTCCTCGACCACGACCGAGTCGATGCGAGCCCCTGCCAGTCTCAGCAGCGGCACCAGGAGGCCGTCCTGGATCTCCTCGCTCAGATGGTAGGCGCGATCGCGGTCGGAGTCGAAGAGATCGAAGTCGAGGGTCGCGAGCTGCGACCGGACGGTGCGCGTGCCGATGCCGACGCTGACGCGCAGGAAAGGGAAGCGGTCCTGCAGGTCGCCGGGCGTGACGGTGCCGACGTGGCGGTACGGGTCGCCGTCGGGGCCCACCAGGTCGGTGACGCTGGTGCGCGCCCACTCGACGGCGCGGGTCTGGATGTCGGTCATCGGCTGCGCACCGTCCCTGCGTCGGCGTCCGGGTTGTGGTAGCGCGCACCGGCACGACGGAGGATGCGCTGCTCATCGGTGCGCCTGTCGCCGAACTCCACGGCCGCCGCCATGTCGTCGGTGCTGGTGACGTAGCCGACGACGCGGAGGCCGCCAGGCCAGCGCCGGGTCGGGTTGTCGGTCGGGTGCGCCGCGACGCCACGGCTGACGCGGTAGGACTCGGCGAGCTCGCCGGAGTCCTTCGGGGCGATCGCGGCGGCGCGGCGCCGGATCTGGCGCGTGACCTGCATGACCGGCTTGGCCAGCTGGTTCGACACCAGGAACCGGGCCATCGAGCGGTGGTTGGGGCGGTAGCGCACCATCAGCCCTTCACCTTCCTGAGCCGGGCCTGCCAGCCCTCGATCCGGCCCTCGTCCTCCAGCGCCTGCACGACGCCGACGATCTGATACCTGCCGCCAAGGTACAGCACGACGTCGGTGTCCAGCGGGCGGTCCTTGCGGTGCGTCACCATGATGAGGTCGTCGGTGCGCGTCTCGGCGTCCACGACGGTCTCGGTCGTCGAGGCCGGCCAGACGCCCTCGACGCGAGCCTCGCGCGCCGGGCCGGACGGCAGCGGCTGGCCGTGCTGGTCGCGCTTCGCCTCGGGCAGCAGGGACACCTTGCGCATCAGGGCTCCCCGGGGGCGTACAGCGGGAACGGGTCGCCGTGCTCGATCGTGTTCGCCAGGGCGCCGTCGACCTTGTAGCGCACGTACGTGTTGCCCGGGGTCTCGCGCTGCCGGGTCGTCTCGATGACCCAGAGGTCGCCGAACTCGGAGCTGTCGGGGATGAAGCCGGCCAGCTCCTCGACCTCGCCGGGGCGCAGCGAGAGGCCGGTGACGTTGGACTCGAACCAGCTGCGGCTCAGGGGGCCGACGGCGCGGCGCTGCAGGAGCTGGGGGTTGACCCAGGTGCGCGCGCAGACGTTCAGGACGATGCGCTGGACGTCGTAGCGGATCTTGATGGGGATGTCGGCCAGGAGCTCGTTCGGGGCGAGGCCGGCCTTGGGGAGCACCAGCTGCTCGACGCGCTCGATGAGGAAGAGGGCTGCCTCGTCCGTCGCCTCGATGCTGTCGGCGTCCTGGTAGACGAGCAGGGACAGCTCGCGCGGGGTGATCGTGGGCACGGTGGCTCCTCGGTGGAAGGGCGGCGGCCCCGCCCCCTTGTGGGAGACGGGGCCGCCGGGTGACGCTGGAGGCGTCCGATCAGAACGCGGCCTCCAGGCCGGTGATCTTGCCGCGCGCACCGCGCACGTTCCAGGCCTCGACCTGGGGGTTGCCGTCGGCGTCGAAGAGGATCTGCCCCTCGAACTGCGCGCGGTTGGCCGCGACGTCCTCGGCGGTGGCCCGCTTGAGGTCGTCGTTCACCGAGTTGATCCCGAAGTAGGTCGAGATCACCGAGCGGCTCTGCTGGTACGACGTGTCGTAGTCCCGCGTGAGCAGCATGGACATGCCCTGGAAGCCCTGACGCGCGGCGTAGACGTTGCCGAGCGGCTGCTCCGGGGCGAGGTTGGCGACGAGCATCGCCGACGGGTGCATCGCGAACACCTCGTCCTCGCCGATGAGGCTGGTCCGCACGACGCGGAAGCCGGCCAGGTCGCCGAGGGTGGCCTGGCGGAGGGCGGACGTGGAGCCCGTCTCCGAGAGGCGCGAGAGGCGGTCGGACTCGAGCAGCCAGGACTCGACGCCGTCGCCGACGAGCAGGACGCGGCCCTCCTCGGGGGTGCCCTGCGCGTTGAGGACGCGGCGCAGGTTGAGCGCGTAGCGGTAGGGGTCGATCGTCGCCGGGGCGTCGAGGTCCGTCCGCTTGAACGGCAGCGTCTGCAGGCCGTCCACGATCGCGCGCTCGAGCTTCTCGCGCAGCGCCTTCGCCTGGGGCGTGGCGATCTGCGTGCCGAAGTTCGTGATGTCGAGCGTGAGCTGCTCGTTCGTCACGGCCACACCGTGGTAGATGTGCTTGTTCAGCAGGATCTGCTGCGTGACGGTGCCGATCCGGTCGAGGATGATCGGGTCGACACGACGGCGCCAGTCGTAGTCACGAGCCGGGCCCGCGACGCGGTCCATCTCGTAGTTGAGCGCCTGGCCGAGCACGCCGCCGGCCGTCTTGGACGGGGCGCCCTTGAAGCGGTTGCCGTCCAGGATGGTGAACACCCGGGGCAGCACCGAGTCGCGCACGAGAGCGGCCAGCGCGAGGTTGATGTACTGGTCGGCACGGATGATCTCGTGCTCGTTGGGGAGATTGGAAGCCACGGGGCTCTCTCTTTCTGGTATCTGGCCCGGGATGGGACGGATGGGAGCGGGGGGTTACTGCCAGGCGTTGTCGCCGGAGCCCTCGAGCAGCTTGAGAGCCGCCTCCGGAGTGCCAGCGTCCACGACCTCGCCGTCCTGCAGGTTCTCCGCGCCGGTGCGCAGATCCTCCACGGGCTGACGACGCTGGGGCTGAGGCTGCTTGCCCTTGCCCTTGTCGTCGGTGGCGCTGGCCGGGAAGTCCTCGAGGATCTGGTCGGCGGCTGCCGTCAGCTCCTCCTCGGTCTCGCCGTTCAGGTAGCGCATCTGCTTGGCGTTCAGGCCCTTCTCCTGACCGATGCGGAGACGAGCGTTCTCACGCTCGAGCTTGGCGAACTTGGCGTCCCGCTCCTGAGCGTCGCTGGCGGCCTTCTCGGCGCGCTGCTCCGCAGTGAGGGACGAGTCCTTCGCCGCCGCGAGGTCCGTCGTGAGCGTCTTGTTCTCGGCCTTGAGGGACGAGATCGTGCCGTCACGCGACTCCCGATCGGAGAGCAGGCCGTGGATGTACTTCTTCGCTGTGTCGGCGTTGAAGTCCTCGCCCTTCTCCTCCCACGGAGCCTTCCAGGTGTCGAACGGTGCAAGCTTTGACACGGTGCCCTCCTAGGGGCCAATCACGTCCGCCCCTCTCGGGCTGACTCTGCGGTGAGATTACATGCGACGGCGAGCGAAGTCACGCCGATGCGAACTGGCTCCAGCGCGGGACCTTCGGCTTCGTGTGGGTGGAGTTCCAGTGGTCGCGCCAGGCGACGAGCTTCGCCTGGCCGGTGACCTCCCCGGTGACGTCCTTCCACTGCTGCTCGAGCTCCTGCCAGGTGGCCATCTCGGTGCTCTCGCGGGTGTTCACGACGACCAGCGAGCAGCCGCAGTTGTCGTGCACGCGGGCGGTGCCGGGGCCGACGAAGCGCGGGTCGGACTCGTCGAAGGAGTCGTCCTGGAACACGGGCCCGCGCGAGGCGAGCATGGCGCAGAACCAGCACGGGTTCGAGCCGTTGACGAGCAGGTAGGCCGCGCGGATCCGCGAGCGCCGCAGGGAGTCGATCACCGACTGCTGCGACGCTGAGGTGACCTGCCGCGCCGCGACGCCGAGCACCAGGCTCTGCGCGACGGCGAGCGGGCGCTCAGCCTCCAGCGATCGCCAGCCCGTAGCCCAGAAGCCGGAGGCGATCTGATCGGCGCTGCGCTCGTACGGGCGCCAGGCGCCGGGCTCGGCCCTGGTGGAGAACTGCAGCCGGGAGATCTCGTTGGCCTGGCGCGACGTCACGCGCACGATTGGCAGGGCCACGCTGACGAACTCGGCGAAGCTGCCCTGCGGGTCGTTCGGCGTCCAGACCTCGCGCAGCGCCTTGGCCACCAGGGTGCCGGCGGCGGCGGCGAGGCGGGCGCGCGCGAGTCGGTCGCGCTCCCACATCAGCTCAAGCGGCGTTGGCACCCGTGGCCCCCTGCTGATCGAGCGGGGCGAGCACGCCGCGCAGCTCGTCGAGGATGCCGGCCTCGCCCGCGAGCGACTCGGTCAGCGCCTGGTCGGCGGCCGTCCAGCCGGGGATGCGGCGCAGCAGGACCATCGGCGGGATGCCCAGGTCGGTGGAGAGCTTGCCGAGCGCGTTCGCAGCGTGCTCGAGCGAGCGGATCTCGGTGTCGCGCCAGATCGTCGTCGTCTCGTAGTCCAGCGCGAGGTCGAGGAAGCCCTTGCCGGGGTACATGCCCTCGAGCATGTAGGCGTTGGTGCGCATGATCTGGTCCCACGTCTGGCCGAACGACGTGCGGATCTCCTCGGCGTGCTGCTTGAGCCCGGCCTGCATCATGTCCAGGCCCTCGGCCGAGACGTTGTCGACGGTGCCGGAGAGCTGGTAGGCCGGGATCTGCGTCTGGACCGAGAGCACACGCTCGTCGGCCTCGCGGGCCTTGATGTAGCCGTCCAGCGGCGAGGGCTCCAGCGTGCCGAACTTGCTGTCCGACTTCTCCGAGATGAGGAGGTGCTCGAGGGAGAGCATCATCTTCGCGGCCTTGCGCTCGGCCGCCGTCTTGGGCTTCGCCAGGCCCGTGGCGTACTTGATCCGCCAGGCGCCGAAGCGCTGGACGATCATGCGGTCGAGGATGTCCTGGTCGAGGCGGCGCAGCGTCGGGATGATGCGCTCGATCTCGCCGACGGTGCGACCCTCGAGGTCCAGGCGCGGGACGAAGCGGTGCACGGGGAGCACGCCGACGTCGTGGATCATCTCGACGCCGTCGACCACCCACTTCCCGCTCGCGCTGAGATCCTGCGTGGAGATCTGCCAGACCTTCTCGTCGTCCATGAGGCGGAAGGAGAAGAACGCCTCGCCGTTCGCCCGGCGCTTGCGCTCACCCTCCATCGCCCAGGTGCCGAACTCGTCGTCGTGACGGTCGTAGAACACGACCATCTTCGTGGACGAGTGGCCGCGCATGATCGGCATCCGCAGGTCGGTCCCGGGGACGCGACCAGGGAGCGTGGAGCAGAACGACTGCCCCGTGGCGTTGGCGCCTCGGTGGATCGCGAGCTGGCGGGCCGCCATGCCGTTGGGGTTCCACGAGCGCTTGAACACCTCGCTGGCCGACTCGTCGGTGGCGCGGCGGTGCGTCTCGACGTACTGCTGCTGGGAGACGGCGGTGACCACGGACTCGCCGTAGCCGCCGTTGGACATGTGGTTCAGCTGGGCGTGCTCGTCGCGCGACTCCGAGGGCATGAAGAGCTCGTCCGAGCGCCCGCCGGTGGCGTAGATGTCGAGCTTGCGGTGCTTCTCGGTGGTGGCCTTCCAGTCGTCGAAGAGATCCTTCGCAACCTCGGCTGCCTTCCTGTTCTTCATCCTCGCCCTCCCAGGGTCTCGCCGCATCGTACCGTCACCACAGCTCACCGCTGCCAGGGGGAGCCTCGACGCGCGCGTTCAGCACGAGGTCGCGGAGCATGTAGGCGCCGGCGTGGGTGATGGCCTGGTCGATCTTGTACGGCGACTTCCGGTTGCGCTTCACCATGGTCATGCCGTGCTTGCTCGAGCCCTGCCGGGCGTTGCGCATGTTGTTCTCGGCCATGGGGTGGCCGTCGTGCTGGATCTCGTGCTCGGTGATCGCCTGGGCGAACAGCTTGGCCGCCGGCACGAAGATCGCCTGGTTGCTGTCGATCGCCATGTCGAACAGCACGCTGTGGACGTTCTTGCCCGTCTTGACGGGCCAGACGGTCTGCTCGAGCTCGTCCTTCCAGTCGCGGTGCCAGCCGTTGATGATCGGCATCCAGTACGGGGCGTCGCCCTCGTCGTCCTTCGCGTGCGAGGGGTCGGCGTAGATGGCCACGACGTTGAAGCGCCTCTTGGCCTCGCGCATCCGGTGGTCGACCTCGTGGCGCGGCGCGTTCCAGCGCTCGTCCTCCTTCTCGGTCTCGCGCTTCGGGGGCCTGCGCCAGTGGCCGATCACGAAGGTGTAGCCGTCGGAGAGGCGGCAGCCGGAGATGGCCGTGGAGTCGCCGCTCTTGCCGCCGTCGAAGAACACCACGATCTCGTCGCGCGGGTCCACGATCGGCCAGCCCAGCCGGGCGAGGTCCAGCTCGACGTCGGGGTCGGTGCGCCACGCCTTGACGGTCGGGTGCCGGGTCGCCTCGATGTCCTTCGGGCGGAAGTAGCCCTCCTCGTCGGCGACGATCTGGTTGTAGTAGAACCGGCGCGACTCGTTCGGCGTGGTGCGGCCGTCCAGGATCGTCTTGGTGATAGTCTCGATGTCGAGCCATGTCGCATCGCCGCGCACGGACTCGAGGACCACGGGGATCTCGCGCTCGATGAGCCGCGCCGACGGCGGAGCCTCCAGGGAGTCGTACATGATGCCGGAGTCCGCCGCGCCCGCCAGCACGTCGTCGTAGGCGTCGCGCGCGGCCTTGCCGACGCTCTCCCTGCTGGAGTCGTAGGCGTTCGTGATCCAGAGGATTCGCGACTGGCCGCCCTTGATCTTCGTCGAGTTGCGGACCATCACGCCCGCGAGGTCGTGCCCGGCGTTCGCCGCGTTCCAGTGGTGCGGCTCGCCGCCGATCTGGAACGTCGGCCGGTTGCCCTCGCGCGTCTGCCAGTTCGAGCTCACGGCCTCGAGGCGACGGCGCGCGCCGTAGGCGTAGATGATCGACTTGTTGACGTCGAGCGAGGCCTTCGCCTTGAGCTTGTCCGTGATGAGCTGGGGCAGCATCCCCATGGTGTTGACCGTGCCGGCCTCCGCGACGCCGAACACCTGGACCCAGGCGTCGGTCTCCTCGCGGCCGATCGGGGCGCCGACGCGCGTGGCCAGCCCCCTCTTCACGTCGGCCTCCACGGCCCAGCGGTCGAACCGGCACGGGCCGAGCAGCTCGAACAGGCACAGCGCGGCGGCAAGCGGGTCCTTGCCCCAGCCCTTGAGGCGCTGCAGCGTGATGTCGCGGTAGATGAAGCGGCCACGGTGGTCGACGGCGTACATCCAGCAGATGAACCGCGCCTGCTCGTAGGTCGGGATGAACGGGCTGCCGGCGAGCTGCAGCCAGGTGTACATCCAGAGGATGGCCATGGGGCCGAGCGAGTTCTGCGGCATGACGAAACGGCCGTCCGGGCCCCGGTGCCAGGTCGGGCCGAGATACTGCGGCACGACGTACGGGGTGCCCTCCAGCCACTCGTCACAGAAGTCGCAGTAGCTGGCGTGGCAGACCTCGGAGTAGCGCTCCATCGCCGGGGGGCGCCCGTCCTCGACCTCGTGCTCGTGGGGGGAGGCGCGGAGGATCTTGTCCTCGTCGGCCCGCATGACGGTGGCGGCCTCCGCCGCCGCTGCCACGGGGTCGACGGCGACGGGCGTGGTCACTTCTCCACCGGTGCGGGCGGGGCGCCGCCGCCGTCCAGCTGCGCCAGGAGGCCGCTGATGTCGTCGGGGATCTGCGCCGCATCGTCGCCGGGGGGCTTCTGGAGCTCCATCTGCGCGCGACGTCGGTCACCGATCGTGGCGAGCAGCTGGGTGCAGCCCTTGAGGAAGGCGTTGAGCGCGGGGCCGGACATGGGCTTGTAGACCCACTGGATCTCCTGCATGTCGGGCCCGATCGTCACGAGGATCGGCTGCGGCTTGAGCTCGCGGCTCACGTTCTCGCAGAGGATCGCCGCCGTCGTCCAGTCCGAGGGGACGAAGAAGTAGCGCTGGCCCGACTTGTCCAGGGACTCGTACCAGGCCTTCGCGCGAGGGTGCCAGTCGTCCTCTGCCGGCGGCATCGGCGCGTTGCCGTTGACGCTGGGCACGATGACCCACTCCTCGTCCTCGGCCTTCGTCCGGTGGCCGGCGCGCGCGTTCGGGGGCTTGCCGGCTGGTCCTCGCTCGCCCATCTCGGGCTCCTATCTCCGGCCATCTCGGCCGCTCGTGCTGGTACGGGGACGGCCCCGCCCCCCGTGAGGAGGACGGGGCCGCGTCGTCGAGTCTACTTGCCGACGATCGTGGAGCGGTTCTTGCCGGCCTTCTCGAGGGCCAGCACGCGCTCGCCCTCGGTCTTGCCGTCGGGGCCCAGGCCGGTGAGGTAGGCGATGACCTCCTCAGCGGTGTGCTCGGACGGGTCGAACTCGGCGGGCGGGTCCACGGGCTCGACGGGCTCGGTCATCTCGCCCCGGATCTCGCCGTTGGCCTCGGACGGCCCCTCGGGAGCGTCCTCGACCTCCTGCGGGTCGGGCAGGCCGTCGGGGAACTGCTGGTCGACCAGGAGCTGGATGAGGTTGCCCTGCGCCTCGATGACGCCCTCCAGCTCGCCGATGCGGCGGCCGTGGCGCTCGAGCATGTGGGCGTGGTCGTAAGGGCTGGTGGAGTACGTCATGGCGGTGATCCTATCCGGTAGAGGCGATCTTGACGAGATGGTAGCCCCGCCGGGGCTCTGGGCGCGGTATCGGACCCACATGGGGAGTGAATCGCCGGCCCCGGCGGGGAGCCTAGATGCGACGGAAGTCGCGGAAGTGGAAGAGCATCGGGTCGGAGCGACTGACGTAGCGGTGGGCTCGATTGTCCCCGATCCAGACCTCCCCCTGGTCCTGGTCGGTGCGGATCAAGCGGCCGGCGGCCTGCGTCATCTCCACCAGCATCATGTCCTCGTAGGCCGCCCAGGAGCGGTCGCGGATCGCGGAGACGAGCGGGCTCTGGCCGGGGAACGGCAGCTTCCAGATCGCGACGAAGCGCAGCGCGTCGCCGGGGGCGTCGAAGCCCGTGGCGAAGGAGCGCGTCGCGAACAGCACGGCGTTGCCGTCGGCCTTGAACCGCTCTCCCAGCTCGCGCTTCATGCTGTCGCGCTCCTGGCGCAGCACGGTCAGCCCGGCCTTGCGCAGGCGCGGCGCGAGCCGCCGGTGCACGGCGTCGAGGTCGCGGTAACTGGTGAACAGCGCCAGCGCGCCGCCGCCGTGAGCCAGGATCCGCTCGCAGAGCTCGTCCGCGCGCGTGCCGGTGTTCGTCTGGGCGGCGGTGTAGGTGCCCGCGTAGCCGGAGATCGCGAGGGCGGCCTGACGCCGGTAGTCGAACGGGTGCCCGACGTCCAGGAACGGTGCGTGCGCCACGCCGAGACTGCCCGCCATCGTCGAGGGCACGGTGGCCGAGACGAGGGCGAAGGGGCCATTCGTCAGCATCGAACCGGCGGTCAGTGCCACCGAGACCGGCATCGCCTTGAGCACCGCGCGCTCGCCCGGCTCGACCCACATCACGGCGGCCGAGTTGGTGAAGGCGCCGTTCGAGCCGAGCGTGTAGAGCTTCTCGGCGGCCTCCTTCACCTCGATCCGGCGCTTGTGGCCCTGGGGGTTCTCCGGGATCTTCCAACGGCGCAGGCCGTGCAGCGCCTGGGCGAGCGCGGCGTTGGGGTACGTGCGCACGGGGTCCTCGCCGCGCCACTGGCGCAGGTAGGCGGCCATCCCCTCCCCGGCCTCCTCCATCGAGACGACGGTGCGCAGCCCGATCGTCACGCCGACGGACTCGCGCACGACGGCCTCGAGGGTGTGGGCCTCGTCGACGAACACCATGCCGAAGTCGGGGAAGATGCGCGGGCCCTCGCCTGCCGGCTGGTCGTCGTCGCCGTCGTCCTCCTCGAGCAGCGCCGCCTCGGCGGCGGCCTTGCGCATCTGGATGAAGCTCGACTCGATCACCAGCAGGTTGGCGTTGGTGATGATGACGTCGGCGCCGGCCAGCAGGTCCCGCGCGTGGACGTAGTGGCAGTGGCTGGAGTCCTTCGCGCCCTTGCAGATCCGCGAGCCCGGGCAGCCGAAGTCCGCCTCGTCCGGGCCGACCTCCTGGACGTCGAGGCTGGCCAGTCGCGCCTTGAGGTCGTCGGAGACGTCCGGGCCCATCCAGCCGGAGCCGTACGGGCAGAGGTAGTTCCCCCGGCCCTTGAGCGTGCGCACGACGGCGCCGGTGGCCTCGGCGAAGGCCGGGCCGTCCTTGAGTGCGTACTGATCCATCAGCACGTTCGTCGGGACGACGACGAGCGACGGCTTCTCGATGATCGACCGCTGGAACGCCGCCGAGAGGATGGCGATCGACTTCCCGACGCCGGTGCCCGCCTGCGCCACGAGCTCGTCGTTGGCCAGCAGCGCCTCGTAGAGCCGGCGCTGCTGGGGGCGCTCGGCGTAGCCGAGGTGCTGGAGCGCGGTGCTGAGGACGTCCATCACGCCTCCTTCCTGATCGCCTTCGCGGCGTTCTCGTTCTCGTCGTCGATGTTCTCCCAGGCGGCCGGCGGCGGCCATGAGCGGTTCTTCGCCCACGTCCGCAGCCAGTCCGAGGGCCCCGGGGTGTGCTCCAGGCGCCGGTAGGCCGCGTCGACCGACCGGAAGGTGCTCAGCAGCACGCTCTTCGGGCTCTTCCGGCGCAGCGACTTGACGCGGTGCACCGAGCAGCCCATCTCGTCCGCGATCTGCTGCGCGCTGTAGCCGATCGCGACCAGGGCCTCGATGCGGCGGTGGACCCGCCAGGCGGGGACCATGGAGGACCCGCCATTCGCTGCGGCGCGGAGGTGCCACTGCTGCGTCGCGACGCCGTGGGCGTGGATGCACTCCGGCCGCCTGCAGCCCTCGTTGTAGCAGCGATTCGTGCCGTGCCTGGTCACAGGTCGGAGGAGTCGTAGAGCGGCCGGTCAGAGCCCCTGGGACGGGTGTCCATCGGCTGGTCGGCCCAGCCGGGGATGCGCTCGATGCTGCGCATGAGCGCGCCCTTCCGGGCTGGGACCTGAGCCAGCACCGCCCGCTCAACCTCGGCCCGCTGCCGGTCGATCATCTCCGACCACTGCGGATAGGCGTTCACGGGCCGGAAGTCGGGCCGGAAGTCGGGGTCGTTGTGCAGTCTCTCGATCTCCTCCGGCGTGAACGGCTCGTCGCCCTTCGACGCCAGCTTCTCGCCGTCACCCTGCAGGCCAGGCTCCGGGGTGTCGCCCAGCGCCGCCTTCACGGCGTGCAGGGCGACCTCGTGCCGCTCGAGATGGGAGGCCGCCTTCTCGCGGTTGGCCTGCTGGGCTTCCAGGGTCCGCTCGATGGCCGCGATCTCGCGGTCACACGCCTCGAGGTAGCTGCGGGCCTCGGCGACCTCCTCCTCGAGCATCGTGATGGGGCCGGCAACCATCAGCGCACCTCGGTCGCGAGGCGGTCGAGCGCGCGGCCGAGGGCCGGCCAGCCGCCGCGCACGCGCTGCTTCCAACGGCGGTGGATGCGGGCGACGGGGCCCTCCTCGGTCCAGGCGGCCACGACGGCGCTCGCGCGCTCGTGCTGGTCGGCCAGGGCCTCCTCCAGGCGGTCGACCTCGGCCTGGGCGCCGTAGGCCGCCTCGCGCCACTTCCGGTTCCCGCGCTCGCGGGCCTCGATCTCGCCCCGGAGGTTGTCGAGCTGGCTGCGCGCGGCCTTCTCGCGACCGCTCCAGTGGACCACGCGAGCCTTCGCGGCGTCCCGCTCGTTGCAGACGCGGTCGAGCTGGCGGATCGCGAAGTCGCGCTGCTGCAGGAAGGTGTCGCGGTCGGCGGCGGCGTTGAGCGCGTCGGCGCGGGCCTGAGCGAGCTGCTCGCCGAGGTCGGCCTGCTCGGTGGCGAGATCGGCTCGCGCGGCGTCGCGCTCGGCGGTCAGGTCCTCGATCTCGAGGCGCTGCACGGCGCGATTCCGCTTCCCGGCGGCGACCTGGCGCTGGAGCTCGGCATTCGCCGCCAGCAGGTCGCGCGCGGTGTCCTCGACCTTTCGCATGGCCGGGCTCTTCACCTCGGCGAGGCCGGGGACGAAGTCGATGGCGCTGGAGTTCTCGGCGGCGCTCACTTCTGGTCCTCGAGCAGAGCCTTGATGAAGTCCTCCATGACCAGCACCGTCTCGCCGTCCAGCGCGGCGATGCCGAGGGCGCGCGAGCCCCACCCGCTGTCGTCCTCGCGGTACAGCACGATCAGGTCGCGGCCCTTGAGGTCCTCCCAGCGCTCGACCCCGGCGACGCGCAGGATCTCGCAGATGACCATGTGGCCGACGCGGGTGCCCCGACGGCGCCGGTCGGCCCCCTTGGCGCCGAGGATCGGCTCGTCGAGCACGTAGCCGCCCGTCGGGTCGACATGCACGGCGCCGTCGGCGACCTCGAGGCTGGCGGTGAAGATGCCCCGGTCGTTGAAGCCGAGCGAGGTGCGCACGATGCGCGCGATCGTGCCGCTGTAGGTGTTCGGACCGTCCTGGACGGTCATTGCGATCTTGCCCATCAGGCACCCCCGTCCGACGGCGCGGTGCCGTGAGCCGGGCGGACGAGCAGCTCGAAGCCCGTGCCGTAGTAGCCGTTGCCGTCCGAGCCGTCGACCTGCATGAGGTTGATCCGCTGGTTCTCGGCGTAGACGAAGATCCGGTAGTAGCCGGTCCAGAGGTCCTCCGGGTCGTCCGGGTGGGGGTTGTCGCTGGGCGCGCGGTCGTAGTCGCCGGCCGGGCTGTAGTCGAACTCGACCTTCGTGACGATGTTGTCGACGCCGTTCAGCACCGAGAGGTCGTAGTCGCCAGCCGAGCAGGCGCAGCCGCCACGGTGGCCGATGGCCTTGATGAGCACGCCGTTGTCGAGCAGCAGGTGCTCGCCGTCGACCTTCTCGACCTTGTGGCCCATGAGGAGCTCGGTGATCTCGTTGCGGCTCTCCTCGTGGAGAGCGGTCAGGCCCTCCTCGCGGTCGTAGTACGAGTCGGCGGTCGCCACGATGGGCGTGAAGTCGGTCATGGTCACTCCTCGCCGGTGGAGAGCTCGATGGACGGGACGAGGTTCTGCGGCTTGAAGATCACGCGGTAGTTGTACAGCGAGACGTCGATCGGGTCGAGCTGCTCGACCATGAACGTGACGTTGTCCGACAGGCCGAGGTAGTGCTTCTTGTACTCGTCGGGCCCGATCTTGCACGTCACCTCGACGGAGCCCTCGGCGGCGCTGTTCTCGGTCTCGACCGAGCAGCGGCCGGTGATCTCGAGGATGTACTCGTCGGTGATGCCGTTGACGAAGATGACGCGGCGCTCGATCTCGAAGTTCTCGGCGGCCGTGGACAGGTTGCGGCTGGCGCGGTCGGCGTCAGACGAGCAGGCGCCGACGGTCAGCAGCGCGAGGGCGGCGACGGCGGCGGTGAGGGGCTTGCGGATGTTCATGGGGCTCCTTCGGTCAGGGGGGAGGTTGATGGGGGGCGATCTACCGCTGGCGGTTGATGCGGCGCGAGCGGCGGGCGACCTTGTTGGCCGCGATCCGGCGCTTGCACTCCTTCTCCGGGACGGTGCCGGCGTAGACGTGCTTGCCGCCCTGCAGGCCGGCGA